ACTGGGATTACACCGAGAAATTGTATGTCATTGACGAGCAAGGGATTTGCATAGGATGCTTCTATAACCCCCTGCCTGAGTCAATGACACATATCAAATGTTCAGCCATGTTCGACAGAGATTATTCGTTAGCACGAGCTTCTATTCTGTCAGACGAAATGAGAGAGATATACAACCAACAAATCAAGGAGACTGAGAATGTACGAAATTAAACACACCAACAGCCAGATAATCTGTAACCTCATGGAGTCCGTGGACCCGGAGGACAAAGTCTACAACATCTATGATGTCACTGAGGAGAACGCTTCTTTGATATCCACACTGAGGGAGTGGCAAGCCAGGGGACTGGGACTTCAGCCCGTCAAGTTTTCATGCGACGAGTTCATGGAAACAAAGAGGCACCTTGACAAAGGTGTGGTCATGTGCTTACCTCAAGACGATCACGGGCTTTCCACGTCTCTCATATGGAAGGCATACAAGGACATGGCACCGGACAGCACGCTTCTGGCTGTGGTGTCCCCTGCGTTCCTGACGGACAATAGCAACGTGGGGACGGCCTTTCGGACCTGGGTGCTGCATAACGATACCTGGTGGCGTCTGGTGTATGCCGAAGACATCAAGCAGGTCGTGGTGTTGGTGCGCATGGTCAAGTCACATACAGAGAAAGGATAGTCATGGAAACCCCAGAACACATCACACATGCAGCCGTCAAACGAGGGGACAACGTCATAGTCCTGGGCCGGGACCATTCCGAGTGCTTGGGCAGGACTCCATATGATTTCGTCCGGACTGCCAAGCAAGGCTTCTGGACCAATCTGGATAGGTATGTCAATAGGGAGGATGCCTGGATGATTGCTTGGACTGCTGGCCAACTCCAAGAGTACCACAGGCCTGGAGGCCTGATCAGTGAAATGATCTGGCAAGAAGGGCCTTATGACTATGATGCCCTTTCTGGGTATGTCAAGAAGGAGCAAAAGAGATGAAAGTAATATGCCCATACTGTAAACAGCCTGCTGTTCTGGTGACGGGGGCATTTATTTACCCGGAGTTGGAGAACCTGCACAGCAACTACTACTGGTCTTGCTCACCTTGCGGGGCTTATGTCGGGACTCACAGGGCATCCAAAGACCACCAGCCGTTAGGGACAATGGCAGACAAACCCCTACGAATGCTCCGGTGCAAGGCCCATGAAGCCTTTGATGGATGGTGGAAGGGCATAGGCATGAAACGCACTACTGCGTATAAGGAATTGGCCAGGAGCCTGGGCATATCCAAGAGCGAGTGCCATATTGCTATGTTCGATGAAGCCATGTGCCACAAGGTTGTTGACCTGTATTCTTGGAGGTAGTATGACTTTCGCAGATTATATTTTCAATTGTCCGGTGGTTCCGGTAGGGGGTCGGATTGCCTTTCCTGAGAGAGTAGGGACCAAAGGCCACGACGCCAACGGCGTACCGCTCTACAGGGCACAGGACAAATACGCTGTGTTCTTCAATGCCCAACGAGGTGCGTATCTCTGGTATGCGATAAACGAGGGAGGTGTGGCAGAAAGCCCAGTACAGTGCCCCAAGTGTCGGTATATAGATGATGTCGATTGCTTTGATGTCATGGGCGCAGATGACGATAACGTGTTCTGTCCCTTGTGCCATACCGAGTTTGACCCTTCCGGGATCAACCATATCTCCCAGTGCATAGAGTGCGGGGACTGGATTAACACATACAAAGAAGCACAGACCGGCATCTATTGCCAGGCCTGTGGAGCGAAAGAACTGGAGACGAGATGACCAAATAATCAGAATATCGAGAAATTGTAGAGGGCCTGTGTGACATGGAATCAGGCCTGACTAACTGGGAATGTAATTTTGTGTCGGACATGCTGGACTGGAAAGGTCCGTACACGGAGAGACAAATGGACTGTTTGCAACAGATATGGGATAGGGTGATCGAATGAGAGGATACAGATTCAGAGCATGGGATTTAGATTCCCAGGAAATGTGTGATGTGACTTCTATCGACTTCGCACCACATCCTAAGAAGACAAATAAGATGTCAGTCAGAGTTTTCGACGGGGAAGGTTGGCATAAGCCCTTGACTAACTTTATTTTGGTCGAATCCACAGGACAACTAGACCAAGGAGATGTTGAGATCTTTGATGGAGATGTCGTTGAGTGCAAGCACGGGCATGTGCATGTGGTGGAATGGGATGACAGCACAGAAGGAGGAGGTAAGTTCTGGCCTTGGGGCGATTGCGATTGCTGTGGTGATAAACAACGATGGTATACCCTGACAGTCATCGGGAATATCCACGAGAACCCGGAGTTGATACCATGATCTATCTTGCAATCCCCTACAGTCACTCGGACCCGGAGGTCAGAGAGCAGAGGTTCCAGATGGCCAACATTGGGGCTGCCCGTTTGATGGGCCAGGGGCACCACGTATTCAGTCCGATCAGCCATACCCACCCCATAGCCCTGGCAGGGGATTTGCCCCTTGGATGGGACTTCTGGGCAGAATACGACCGGCAGATCCTGAGCATCTGCAACACGGTGGTCGTGTTGTGCCTGGACGGCTGGCAGGAATCAAAAGGCGTGCAGGCAGAAATAGCCCTTGCGGGATCTATGGATATTCCTGTATTGTATGTTCTCGACACTTTTTAATCAGAGGCAGACGCAACATGGAAGATAGGCTACTTAGGCAGAACAGGAAGAGCGATATTCTTAGAGATTTCCTGATTGGGGCCAAGCAATCTCATAGAATGCCAAAACCAGACATGGCCAGGTGCAGTGAGTGCGGTTGGTCTGGCAAGGTATCGGAATGTACCCAAGAGGAGGATGGCGACTGGGAGAGTGGGTATTACTTAGTCGATTTATGTCCTAATTGCGAAGATGGTGGGATGATAGAAGACTATGACATGTCTCCTGAGCGGATGATTGATTTCAAGAAATGGGAAGCAGAAAACGCATGAGCAACGGACTACTTAGGCAGGACAGGAAGAGCGAGGTTTTCTTGGTCCAGGGCGACTGCCTGGAATGGATGTCAGAGATTCCTGATGGGTCTGTAGATATGGTGATGGCAGACCCGCCCTACCAAACGACAAATTGTCATTGGGATAGCATGATTCCGCTGGAACCAATGTGGGAGCATCTAAAAAGAGTCATCAAGCCCAATGGTGCGATTGTTATGACCGCCTCACAGCCGTTCACCACGACCTTGATAGCGTCTAATATGAAGATGTTTAAGTATTGTTGGGTGTGGGATAAGAGCAGGGCTGTGGGTTTTCCAAATGCTAAAAATAAGCCAATGAATAAACATGAGGACGTTATAGTTTTTAGTTTTGGGAATTGTGCTAATCGATGCAAGAATAGAATGACATACAATCCTCAAGATTTGATAGAGGTCAATAAGAGGGTAAGCGGTATAAAGACATGTGTCGCCGATTCTGGTGGGCATAGGTTTGGGAGGCCAAGCCATAAAGCAGAAAGAATACAGCAGTACACAAATTTCCCTAACTCGGTCTTATCTATTAAGAACGAAGGGAATACTGTCCACCCCACCCAAAAACCTGTCGCCCTGATGGAATACCTTATCAAGACCTACACCAACGAAGGTGAGACAGTTTTGGACTTCGCTATGGGCAGCGGAACGACCGGGGTGGCCTGCAAGAATCTGAACAGAACTTTCATAGGCATAGAATTAGATGAAAAGTACTTTGAGATAGCATCAGAGAGGATAGCCAAGGCATGAGCAACGGACTACTTAGGCAGGTGGGGGTCATGCCTCATAAGTACCTGAAAGGGATGTACAACCTCACAGACACAGGCATACCTTCTATGACACCTACGCCCCTGGAGGAGGCCCTGTCTACCGAGTACTCCACCGATGCCCACTTCGTCACCTACCGCCCCTTGAAGACCCGAGACCCGTATCCCAGGTGCAACAAGACCGTCCTGGGACAGATACGCAACCGGGAAGAGGATTTGGTGACGGATATGATGGTGTTCGATTGGGACCTGCCCGGACACAGGGCCTGGAACCCCAGAGAGCCGGAAGCCTGGATGGATGCATTTAAGGCCCTGGGTCAGGATATACCCTGGGTCAGCAAGTGGACATACTCCTATTTCACTGAGCATGGCGTGCGCATCATCTATCTCCTGGACCAAACGATCCCAGTAGACCAGGCAGAGGGACACCACAAATGGATGGTCAAGGAACTTTTCAGACACAAGCTGGTGCTGGACCACAAGTGTTCTGACTGGACCAGAGTATTCAGACTTCCCCAGGTACTGAGGGACGGCAAGAACACCTGGGAACAGCCGTATTTTAACGGGGAGTACCAACCAGACAGTATCCTGGCCCTAAAGGACTTGGGCAGCGAGAAATCGAGCACATCCAATTATGTAAATGTCGTCATCCCGGACCTACCCAAGCCCTCGATTGAAGAAGCCCATGCAATCCTCGCAAAGCCAGAGGACCCCACCAAAAGAGCCCCCTGGGTGGAGCGGGCCAGGCTTAGTCTGAGAAACAAGCCAGTGTATCCGGTGCTGTTTGATTGGGTTCCTTTGGCAGAAGAGGGAGAACGAGACGATACAATCGTCAGGTTTGTGGGCCAGGTGGTCAGGTCCATTTACAGGCTCAAGGACTGTGGGCCGGAGAAAGTCTATGCCCTCTTCCTGGACCCGGTCCTGCAATTAGAGGGAGACGACCAGACACCGGACTGGACAGACGTGCTGTGGTCGGCGGTATTGCGGATCTGGGCCAAGGAGACAGCCAGCTATGAAGCCAGGAAACTGGCTGTCAAACAAGAGATGGCCCTGGGGTCGGAAAGCCTGCCCGAGATTGCTGAGAACATGAAGAAATGGTGCGACCATCCCGAATTAGATTCCCATGAAGCGGTTGACTGGGTATCCAGGCACTTGATAGCCAACACAGGAGAGTCTTTTTTTGTGATGAAAAAAGATGGGTACTATGACGCTATGCCTACCGCTTACAGGCAGTTAATACCCCGTATAAAGGCCCTTGGAATGAGTGGGGCTATCCAATTGCAGGCACCCAACGCAACGGGAACCGGCCTGGTTCCTGTCTCTCTCCTGGATATTCTCTCGAATCATTCCTCCCCTGTGGGAGACATAGAGGCTGTGCCGTGCCTGGATGGTGGGATGATCAGAAACATAGACCGGCCTGACGCCACACTGGTTCTCCCTTCCTTCCGTAGGAATGCCTTCCTTGTACCTCACTTTGACACCACTGTGGATGAATGGCTCCGGTGTCTGTTTGCTGAGCATTACGATAAAGCTATTCAGTGGATAGCCTGGGCCTTGGCGTTTGAAGAGGGTCCTATATGTGCTCTGAGTCTTGCAGGCCCTCCAGGAGCAGGCAAAAAACTATTTGCCCAGGGATTAGCCGAGACCCTGGAAAAACCCGCCCTGGCGAGTTCTGCAGACCTCGTAGGGCAATACCAGTACGGTCTGAGGAGAAGCCCTTTCCTTCTCATCAACGAGGGCTGGCCCAGGTCAGCCAACGGTATGCACCCTGCAGACAAGTTCAGGGAACTAACCTCGGGTGATCCGATAATGGCGGTTGAAAAGTTCCGTCACCCGGTGAGTATCAAGAATCCAGTTAGGATTTTATTCACGGCCAACAACATGGATGTTATCAAGGTGCTCACAGCCAACAGGGAATTATCGCCAGACGACCGGCAGGCCTTGGCTCAGCGGTTGTTTCATATTGAGTACGACAGGCGAGCCCCTGAGTTTTTGCGAAATATCGGGGGTATCGAATATACTGGCAGACTGGGGCAGAGATGGATAGCCCCGGACGGAGGGGTGGAAAGTGATTACATCCTCGCAAAGCATTTTCTGTGGTTGTACGAACACCGTAGAGCCTTGGGACCCTGTGGTAAGCGGTTCTTGGTTGAAGGTGAATACAATGAAGAACTGATGTTCGATATGCAGACCCAGTCAGGATCTGCGCCGTTGATTATCGAGACCATAATCAACATGATTGCTTCGGGGGCCAGTCGCCCTGGGCTGGTGATCAGACATAGGACAGGTCAGATCTTTATTCTGGCAGCAGATATCCTGACAGCACACAGGGCAGCATCCAACGGAAAAGAGCAGTTTTCTATGGCCATGGTACTCAACACCCTGAAAAGTGTATCGTGTTCTAAGACCACCAGAGGAGGTATGGTGTTGTCTGACAGGGAAGTGATGGGACGCAGGCGATGGCATGAACTTGATTTGCATATCCTTCTGGACGTGACCAAGCGTGATGGATGGAAGTGTGACATTTTACAGATACTATTAAACAACAGAGAGAAACTAAAGGGCAAATAGAATGGATGAAGCACAGAGAATTATCTATGAGTCCTGGTGTCGCAACCAGAACCTGAAACCTTTGAGTTTGTGGCAGCGGCGGCAGCGATCCGAGTGGAGTCCCAGGTTCTATCAACTGATGCGTAATCGCTTGGTCATGGGATCTTTCCGTTATGAAAACTTCGAGTCGAAGAGAGCCAGTAAGTGGAGGTATGATACAGCCAGAGAAGCCATTAAGCGAATCAGTTTGTATTTGGAAGACGGAAACACCGAGCATTTAGTAGATGCGGCTAATATGTGCCTACTGGAGTTCGAGTTTGGGGATCACCCAAAGAAACATTTTGAATCAGTAGACGACGGAGTGCATGCTGTCAAGAAAGAGAAGTAATATGACCACAGAGATCAAGGTATTGAATGATGGGTTTGTTAGGTTAGTGGATTCGATGGGAGATGACAATGCCATAGTCCAGGCGGCCAGGGTGTCTTATGGTGACGGCACCAAGACAAAGCGGGAAGATGAGAAACTAATAGCCTACCTACTCAAGCACCGGCACACGTCTCCGTTCGAGCAGGTTGTATTGAAATTTCATGTCCGTGTGCCTATGGATTGTTGGAGGCAATGGATACGTCACCGCACAGCCAGCGTGAATGAGTACAGTACTCGCTACTCTGTGGCTATTGATTCTATGCAGACCACAGCCCCTTATCAGTGGAGATTGCAAGCCACGGACAACAAGCAAGGTTCTGGTGGTTTCCTGGACGCATACGTAGGCAGAGTGCTGTCTTGCAGGGAAACAGACCTTCACGACCTGGCACGAGAGATATACCAGGAGCGATTGAAGTGTGGAGTGGCACGGGAGCAAGCCAGGAAGGATCTGCCGTTGTCCACCTACACCGAGGCGTACTGGAAGATTGACCTACACAACCTCTTTCATTTTTTGGGCCTCCGATTGGATCACCATGCCCAATTGGAGATCCGAACATACGCCATCGCTGTGGCCGCTTTGGCGTCACACATTGTCCCAGTAGCCTGGAAGGCTTTTGTGGATCATGTCTTAGCACCTTCTGAAATAACAGGTACTAAGAGCTATCTGGATAGCTTGGAAAAGATTAAAGAAAAATTACAAATAAACCGAAATAATAGTTGACAGCGTTTTAAAAGTAACTTATTGTATTACTTGTATGAAAGATAAAATCTACATCACACTATTAACACTGTACGCAATATTGGTGATCGCGTATCACTGGGTAAAGATATTTGGAGCATAAGATGGCCGAACTAAAAGAGATTTGGATAGAGCGTAACCCTGGCGAAAAGGAGGCTATTCGTCTGGATTGGGACAACAATTACCACCATCGAATAGTCGTCGGAAACAAGACGGTCGAGGGAGTGTGTAATTCGCTGCAAAGAGCGGCAGACCTAGTCCTAGCGGCCAGGGCTTGTGGTAAAATATAACGAATATCTTTGGAGCATAAAGTGACCAAATCATGGAGAGAAAAATCGAAGCGTAAGGCCTTGTTAGTATCGGCTTCCCAGATCACTACCAAACGATTATGTAATCGCAAGTGGTGGTTCGAGAAAGTCCGAAAGATCCCAGTAATTTCCTCGGATGCTAACGTATTCGGTACGGTTCTCCATGCAGTTGCAGAGAGATACAACCGGGCAGACGACCTGGGCAGGGACGAGAAAGGTAATCCTGTGGACCTCTACCCGGAGGGATGGGAGATTGCCTATGACAAGTACACAGGCAAGGAAGAAGGCAGGCTTACTCCGGTAGAGCAGGACACCGTCAAGAGATTGATAGACAAGGCCCTGGAAGAAGGCATCTTGGAAAGACTGCCAGGGCGATCCGTGGAAGAACCTTTCAACTTCCAGGTCGGAAAACTGCCCATCCCTTCCGGCGGTAATTGCACTGTGTCTATGGTTGGATTCGTGGACCTTCTATTTCCCAAAGAAGTACAGGACCACAAGACATCCAAGGATAAAAAGTGGTTTAAGTCCAAGGCCAAGTTGAAGATTGATCCCCAGATGTTGATCTATGCATTCGTTGCGGTAAAGAAAATCCAAGACGCTGGCGGAGCCGTGCCTGAGAAGATCAATCTACGACACAACCAGTTCTGCAAGAACCCCAATGCTCTGGAGGTGCGCAAGACAGAGACGAAAATCCCAGTCGTTGACGTACTGGCTCATTGGGAGCAAGTCGTAGAAGACTGTAGAGAAATGGTAGTGCTTCGGGATACTACAGAGCAATACTTTGATATCCCAGACCCAGAGGATACACAAACAACATGTAGGGCGTACGGTGGCTGTCCGTTCATGACTATTTGCTATGGACGAGAATCCCCGGAAACTTACGAGGATAGAATGCTGAAATATATTGAACATAAACAACCCAAACCAGAAAACAAGGAGAACAAAGAGATGACAACGAACCCATTCGCAGCTAAGCTGGCACAGAACAAGGTAGCATCAGCAATCAACCCACCAGTGGCTTCATCTGCACCCACACCAGTGGCTGCACCTGCACCCACACCTGTCAGTACACCAACACCAGTGGCTACACCGGCACCTGTCAGTACACCCGCTCCGGCACCGGTACAGGTGCAGGCACCAGCAGCCGTGACCATGCAGGACATCCTGTCTTGGCCTGTCGGTATCGCACCGTGGGCGCATTCAGGAGATCCCACTAACGGCGGGTGTGGTTTCAACGAGAAGGGCGAACCCAGTCAGATATCAGATGCCCTGAGCAGACAGCAGGGCGGTTACACCTCTGACATGTTTGTGGTTTATCAGCCGGTCAATGGCATGGTGCCCATCAAGGGCAAGCCCAACACCCCAGCAGCAGCCATTGCTGCCAGATGCCAGATGACACCCAATGAGGTGGCCCCTGTAGCTGTTAGCACACCCAAGGCTGAGCCTGTCAAGACAACTGGAGAGTTCACCTTCAATGTAACAACCGAGCCTGCTGCACCTCCAGAAGCAGAAGTGATTGAGGTCGAGCCAGAAGTGATTGAGGTCGAGACAGAAGAGGTCGAAGAGGTGGAACAGGAAGAAGCAGAGGAACCTGAAGAGAACACAGAGCCTGCCAGGGAGACCAGAAAGAAAGTGGGGCGGTCCAAGAAATCCTTCATCATGCTCATTGGGGTGGCTCACACAGACGGGTACTGGCGCAAGGGTTCTGGCAGGCACGTACATGATGCCTATCGCCTGTTTGAGGATGTCAAATCTGCAATAGCCGGGGACAACAATGTAGAATCATTCTATGACCTGGATGTGTGGAAACGCAGGGACAGGCTGGCCAAGTCAGCGGATGCCATTGCTGAAATGCTCGGTACTGACATCTTGCAAGTGGCCAGCACGCACTATACCCCCGATTTTACCGTCTTCGTGGAGTCTCTGAGGCCGTATGCTGGTATCGCCTTCTCGGGCATCAGTTCATAACTGACTTTTTCATCTTTTTGCTCAGCCAGGGAGTGGGGTATCCACAGCCCCATTCCCTGGTGTATTTTAGAAGAATATCATGACACCTTCATACGACGACATTTGGGCAGAGGCAGCCGAAAACCTGGTGGCTTACATGGACCTTCTGAAGACAGGAGAAGCCCAGTTGCATGAGGCCCCTTTGATTATGTCACACACGCTCTATCTGGTGACTTCTATGGCCTACTACAAGATGAACGTAAGCCTGATGTCGGATGCCTGGTATGATGCCTTGTGTCAGTTTTTGTATGTGAATTATGACCTCTTAAAAACCCAGGTCAGGCACCCAGAAAAGTTTCTGGACAAAGAACAACTCCAGGCCGGGACAGGGTATGCAATAGAGTTCGATCAACCTACTTTTGAAATCTACAATGCTGTAGGCAGAGTGCTTTTAGGGAGGCAATCATGACAGGTGAAGAGTATAAAAAACTATGCAAACGAACAGCGTCCGGGAAGGTGCATGCCATAGATTCGGATATTATACATGGTGCTGCGGGGTGCGTCACGGAAGCAGCAGAGTTGATGGACGCGGTCAAGAAAGCCATGTTCTACGGGAAGCCTTTAGACCATGTGAACATTCTTGAAGAGCTTGGTGATTTGCAATGGTACATCGCCCTGATAGCCAACAAATTAGGTTACTCATTCGAGGATGATATATGGCCAAAGAACATACAGAAGCTGAAAATCAGGTATCCCGAAAAGTTTGAGAGCGAACAGGCGTTATTCAGAGACTTGGACCAGGAAAGAGAGTCCTTGGAGAGCACAGGCAAATGAAATCCAGAGAGATAAATAAGCTGCTGCTGGTGCCTTTTATTTGTTTTGCTTTAGGTATACTGGTGACTGATGGATTTACAAAAATGACATACAAAAGCATAAGCAGCGCAATTATTTTTTGGATATTGATCCTTGTCTCTAATACTTTTCTCAGGAACTCCAAATGACTACCGGATGGGACCCAGGCAACGAAAACGATCCTTACGATAAGGCATGCACATACATAGGCGGCCTAGATCCAGAAGAAGAGACAAACGCATTAGACACATTCCTAAAACAAAGATCCTACACACCCCACGTCACTCACACGGTCCAAGACCTGGAAGAGAGTGGCCTGGGTCGAGTGTTCGATGGTGATGTGCCTAATAGCATGCTCTTGCTGGACAAAAAAGCACATACCAGCAAATACGCCAAGAATCTGGAAATGGACAGGATTGTCAAGATCCCGATAAACCCGCCCATGACCAAAGAGCAGTTGGAGCTTTTCAATTACTACCACGTCAACGCCGAGATGTATCAAAGGGGTTGGCGGTTGTTCACTCCCCAGGCAGAAGCGTTGAGAGCCTTTCAGCAAACAGGAGGTGGGTTCTTTCCGATAGGGGTGGGTTTCGGTAAGACTCTGGTTACTTTGATGATCGCTAACCATGCATTTAAGCAAGGCACCAAGAAAATTCTGCTTCTCCTACCTCCAGAAGTCTTGCAGCAATTGGTCACAGTGGATATCAAGATGGCCAGACGGCACGTGGCTATCTCGTATCCCATCATGGTCCTGGGCAATAAGTCAGCCAGGGAGAGAAAACGCATAGCCGACAGCGGAAACAAGGGTCTCTATATAATGCCCTATTCTTTGCTGTCCGTTAAAGATACTGATTACCTTTTGGAAGCCATAAGGCCAGAACTTATAGAGTGTGATGAGGCGCACAAACTTAAAAATAAATCTGCTGCCAGGACCGGGAGGCTCTTGAAGTACGTGGATAAATACCGTCCTGCAGGAGTGCATCTGTCGGGCACCATTACCTCTAAGTCCATTCGAGATTACTACCACTTGATCAGATGGGCATTGGGAGAGAATAATCCGCTACCGAACACAGCCAGCCTAGCTAATGAATGGGCGGCTGTCATAGACTCTGACGGCAGTGTGCAGGACGGTCCAGTGGTATCGAATACAGGCCCATTACTACCCCTGGTAGAGTGGGCTCAGACCAACTTCCCTACAGAGCACATCACTGAGGATAAGACTGGTTTCCGTAAAGCCTACAGATGCAGGCTCGTCTCAGCCCCAGGTGTGGTATCCTCCGGGGATCTCGATATCGGTGTGTCTTTGATCCTTCAAAACACCCCTGTGCAGAATCCTGAGAATAGGCCCGGATGGGAAGAGTTGACCGAACTTATCAGGGTAGTCCAGGAAGAAGACAGGACACCCAACGGTGACGAGATCGCACATGCGATCCACAAATGGAAATGGTTCAACGAATTGACGGCAGGATTCTACAATGAACTGATCTGGCCCAGTACAGAGAAATACGCCAAGAGGAAGGACATCTCAGAGGAAGAGGCCGAGGATATCCTGGACAGGGCCAAGCTGCACCAAGAAGCTGGCCAAGCATACAATAGTGTCCTTCGGACTTGGTTGCGAGAGAGGGGACGCAGCGGACTAGACACCCCGGACCTTGTGGGACTGGACATGTCCAACCATGGAGCCCAGAACGTAGGCACTGACCTCTATGAGGCTTGGATGTACCACAAGAGCCTTGATTTTGAGGGACGACCGGATAGAGATGCCAGGGCTGTGAGGGTATGTGACTACAAAGTGCATGCGGCTACTCAATGGGCTATGGAGTTGTCTGAGGAAGGTATAGGAGCCATCATATGGGTAATGCACCAGGAGATGGGTATCTGGATGGTGGAGTCCTTGCAGGCTGCTGGTGTGGATGCCATACACTGCCCTGCTGGACCCAAGGGTAACTTTGACATCATTAATCCGGAGAACGAACACAGGATCATGGTGGCGTCAATACCAGCACACAGCACGGGCAAGAACCTTCAGGCATTTTCCAATCAGGTATTTGTGGAATGGCCTAGAAACCCAATCACAGCAGAACAGGCATTAGGCAGGCTCCATCGCAGTGGGCAGCGAAGTGATGAGATCATAGCAGGGACTTTTAACACTCTGGAATTCGATTTCCTCTCTTTCGCTGCCTGTCTTAACGATGCCCTGTATATCCACCAGACCACAGGCAACAGGCAAAAGTTGGTATATGCCTCCTACGACCCCCTCCCTGTGATAATGCCCTCAGAAGTCCTGAGAGAACGTGGCTTGCAGAACAAACAGTTGTCAGCAGAGCAAAGAGAATTGATGGAAGACAAATTCGGGAGTATGAAATGAAAGCTAAATACATTGCACACTGGCCAGGTAGAGACACATCAATCTGTGAACAGCACAGGACACAAATGGAAAATATTGCAGCCGCTATGGGAATGCCGCCAGTAAGTTTTACCAAGATGGATGAAAGCGTGCCTCCTACAGTGTGCGACAATTGCAAAAATGATCCAAAGACAAATTCAATATTATAAAGCCGCAGACGCGGCAGGAGATTGACAATGATACGTAATATAATAGCGACAGAGGCCATTCAAGCAGTTGTTGTATCTGCTATGATTCGTCAAGGATTTGACCTGGATAGGGTCTGTAACGGATTATTTGAACTGCATAAAGGTGATGATGCAATCCAAATCGGCACAGACCATAATACAGTGATAATATATAACTACCCAGGCGAGAAAGCAGTAAAATCCGCAGAAGCGGCAGGAGATGTAGAATGAGAGACATAACCCTGAGAGACTGTGAGAAGGAAATAGTATCCTATCGAGTCGTTAAGAGAATTAGGCTCGTAAAAGTAATTAAATCGAAGGGGCTGACTGTAAAGGGACTCAGTCAGAGGTTGATGGAACAAGGCGTATGTAAGTACCCTGGGCAACTCCAATACGTCTTGGGTAGAGGTAGATTAGTAGAGATAGAAATAGGCATGTGGGAAGCCATTAGGAAGGAACTGGAATGATACTTAAAAAGTGTAACGAATGCCTGCAGGAACTCCCGGAGCACCTGGTCGATGACTTGGTCATATCTACCGAGGAGGAGCCTTTGAGACTCTGTGCCATTTGCGTCATGAAGGAACTGGATAAGAGAGACATCCCCAGGACCAGCCTCAACATCAAGGTCATGAAAAAGCTATGCGAGGAGGAAAGGGCTTTCCTGTGCAGACGCCGATATCGACAAATAAAAAAGACGAACAAAAATTGAGAACAGGGATAAAAACTAAATATAGTAATTGACAAACCGTAGCAAGTAAGCATAATAGTAAATAAAGGCCTGATGAGGCTAAATATTAATTTCTTTTAAGGAGCAGTACCATGGCATTTAATTTTCAAACCACACAGCAAGCACAAACCACCGCAGTACAACCCCAGGTCCAACAGCCCATCACACCGGCACCGGCCACACCAGCAGCAGGTGGATTCAGTGCAGGAATCTTTTCAGGTATCGAGAACGCGAAACCTGTAGTGTCGGCTGTGTATTGCGGGGTGGGTAGATATGTATCCCAGATCATCAGGTGCTTCTACAAGGTCACACAGAAGCGAGAACAAGCCACTATCGTGGAGATGCGAATCGTATGTGTCTTGGATGATGCAGCGGGGCAGGGCCACAGGGTAGGGGACGATGTATCGTGGTTCCTCAAGGTCAGCAACCTGTACTTCCCTTCAGAGATCCGTGGCTTTGTATCTGGCACTATCGGAGCACCGTTCGAGCAGGTCTCAGAGCAGATCTGCACCAGAGTGTTCTCTGATGAAAATCCACTGTCCGGAGCTTTCGTTGAATGGCGTGGAACCCAAAGACCCACACAAGCAGGTGGTTTGTTCACCAACATCAAGTTCCTCCGTCCTGTGTCTGCTGCAGAGGTAAAAACACTGATGCCTGCCGAGCACATAGCAGCCATGTATCCCAACGGTGCCTTGGATCTCCTGATTCAGAAAGAGCAGCAACCGACAGCATAAACCCTCCTCCACCTCCCTGTCCGTATTCCGACTCCCAGGGCAGGGAGGTCCTTTTTTATACGGAGACATAGGCAGATGGAATTATTAGGATTTGACACAGAGACACATCTTATAGACATTAATCATGTGGCCCCTCCCTTGATTTGCACGTCCTGGTGTACCGGGGACGAGACCAGCAAGGGCTTGGTGGGCGGCACCGACGAAGGTATGGACGATCTGATAGACGCCCTCTTTGACCTCGACAGTCCCATGATCCGGATCGCACACAGAGCATCCTTCGATTTGGGGGTATTGATCAACCGCAGACCAGAGATCATTACCAACGTGTTCGAGCTTCTGGAATCAGGCCGGTTGCATTGCACCATCATCCGGGAAAAGCTCCTGAACTTGGCAGACCATGGTGGGATCTCATCCGACCCCTTGGTGGGTGCCCCTATCAAGTATTCCCTGGCTGATCTGGTCTTTCAGTACTTTGGCCAGAAGATAGGAGGCAAAGAGGGGGCTGATGCGTGGCGCATGAACTACGATAAGCTGGAAACCATTCCTTCGGCTGATTGGCCAGAGGCTGCTGTTCAGTATGCCACGGACGACAGTGTATGGGTCGTGAGGCTCTGGCAAGCCCAGGAAGACAGAAAGAACACTTTCCTGGCAGCAACAGGCATAGACCCATTTAAACCTCTCACATATCGCTGCATGTTCGATTTTAGCCTATCCCTGGTTACGGCCTGGGGCATGGCCACGGACGCAACGGAGAAAAAGAAAATTGACGAGTTTCTGGCAAAAGAACTATCTCCCGAAAAGATGCAAATTCTCTACGATGCCAAGATACTGAGTCCTGCCATACCTCCTCGACCCGCAGCCAGGGGAGTCAAGCAGCACAGAGAGGGATGCAAGAAATCTTGGAAAGACCCTATTTCTGGGAAGAAAGTTAATTGTGACTGTCCTCCCAAGATGACCAAGGGCAAGAAAGAGGCCAAGAGCACAAACAACCTCAAGTCATACGTCTCCACACTGGCCAAGGACAATCCGGACATCGAACTCGACTACACGGCACCCTCGGACACCTACCCGGACGGTCAGATAAGCGTCTCCGCAGCTTGGCTGGAAAAGTATGCACATATGGACCCAATCTTGCATGCCCTGCAACAACGAGAGGCCGTGCAGAAGCTGGTCACTACGGAGCTTCCTCGCATGTGCCTGAAGGATGAGAACAAAGACCCAATCTTGGACCAGGATGGGTATGGGGTAATATCTCCCATCGTTCGCTTTCCCTACGACAGCCTCAAGAAAACAGGAAGATCTTCATCCAAGGCATCCGACTCGTTCCCATCTGCCAACGGTCAGAACATTGACCCCAGGGTCAGGAAGTGTTACAGGGCCAGACCTCACAGAATCCTGGGATCAGTTGACCTCAGCGGTATGGAGCTTGGTACGCTTGCGCAGAAGTGTTTGCAACTTTTTGGCTTTTCTGTCCTGGCCGACAAGATCAATGCCGGAGTCGATGCGCATGCGTATTTGGGGTCGCAGATCGCCTACCATGTGGATGACGAGTTCAGGGCCATAGCAGACAAAGCACAGTGTCGCGACAAAGAGTCGATATATGACTTATTTGTGCAGATGAAGGACAGTTCATTGTGGGAACAGAAACACCATGATATGTTCAAGCACTATCGTACCATGGCCAAGCCAACCGGCCTTGGCCTGCCTGGTGGCCTGGGCATTGCCACATTTATCCAGTTTGCCGCAGCCACATACCATGTTGTCTTAACCAAGGAACTCGCTACCAGATTGAAAGAGATTTGGTTCGAAACCTACCCTGAGATGAAATTGTACTTCAAATGGATCACAGACAACTGCGTGGATGAACGCAACACATCCACTTTGCATCTCAGGAAGCACAAGAAGGGTGATGAATTGTATGCCTATACTACCCCCTTCGGAATGTACCGGGCTGGGGCTGACTACTGTGCTGCATGCAACGGGGCCGGGCTCCAGGCCTTTTCTGCTGAAGGGGCCTTGCTGGGGAATTACCGTGTGGTCCGGGCCTGTTATGACCCCAGCTTGAAGTCTATTCTTTATGGCTGTGATGAGTACGGTCCCGTTGCGAGAGTTATCAACTTCGTTCACGACGAGAACATTGCGGAGTTGGCTGATGACGAACAAGCCTCTGCCAGACTCCGGGAGGTTGGTGAGATCATGACAGGGGCCATGCGGGTAGTGACGCCTGACGTTGTATCCAAATATGAGGGTGTATTGATGCATAACTGGGACAAGGAGAACGGAAAACCAATATGAGAAAATCAACAGTGAAAAAGAAGACGGACGTGTCCTTCAGGAAAAAGGATAGGCCTAAAACAGGGTCTAAGTATGAATGGATATTCAATGACCTGAGAGACCTTAAAAGAGACGAGGTCTTACTGTTATCACCTCCTGATGATCTGACATGCAGGCAGTACAAGAATATGGTCTGGGCAGCCATGCTCCGGGCCGGGCTTCATGTCAGAGGGAGAAAATACAAAACCAGATTGACGGACAGCGGATGTCTAGCCATAATGGTGAAATGAAAAACTGGAACCCAGACTGGCTGCCTGTTCTTGAGAAGATAGCACACAAAGTCTTGTCCAGATCCTATACGGGACACGGCCTGGAAGCATATGACTTGATAAACCATGCCTGGTTAGATAGCCTTCGCAGGCTAGATGGAGATGCTGATATCAGGTTTGTGGCTACAGTAGCATACAGGTCCATGAAACAGATGGTTTCTGGAGGTAAATCAGCTAAATCAAAGAACCTCTCTACTATTCGTAGACAATCATATTCTTTAGATACACTCAAGGAAGAAGCCTTCTATCAACCTTATTATGAAACAGAGACCCCAGTCTGCGAATTGGTAGACGAGGTCCTGAAATTCCTGAAAAATTACTCGAAACAGAGACAAGAGATACTCCTGCTGAAATTGTCTGGTATGACCCAACGAGAAATAGCCATGAAGTACGGAGTATGTGAATCAAATATCTCCTACATGCTCCGGAAGATAAAGAAAACTGAAGGAGTGACTTTATGATTTTCTTGGGCGCAGATCCTGATCTACATACTCTCTCCATCGCTGCCTGCAACGATAAGGATCATGTAGTGGATGTCATAGTGATAAAGAACGACAAGGAACTAAAGGGCAGACCAGCAGCCGTGGAAATGATTTCCAGGATGGTGACGTTTGCTTACCAACTGCCTTCATTCAGTGACCATACCAGGATAGCAGCCATGGCGGTAGAGTCCCAGGAGATCTCCTACACAGCCCAGTCAGGGGCCAATCCAGGGGACTTGCTGACCATAGCCCCGATCTCTGGGGCACTGGTGTTCTTAGGTCATTGCTGTGGTGTCGGGGAGGTTTATTTGCCTGCGCCACAGAAGTGGAAAGGGTCCGTTAGGAAAGTGATACACCAGGCCAGAGTGTTCCAGAAACTCGGATGGGAGTACGAGACCAAGTCAGGGTATTGCTGCCCTGTATCCTGGGAGGACAAAGACATGCGATTCTGTGAATGCGTGAACGGGAACCTCAATAAAGGAGACTGGAAGCACATCACAGACTCTATCGGGCTGGCCATGTACGCCAAAGAGACTTTCTTCAAACATAGGCACAAACAGATGGTTTTAGCAAGGGCAGGGAAGATATGATAGCATACGATCCGTACTATGGCAGATTGGATTACGAACTCGAACTGACCAGGACAGACTTTTTACCAGATCCCATAGAAGTGAAGACAGAAACGGTATATTTCGTAGGATGGAAGTGGGAAAAGACAACTCATAGATATGATTGCAGCAGCTTCCGTAGGGAATTTTGGAGATTGATACATCCCCTGCCTGGAAAAATTTCCAAGAAAAGGCCTTGGATACTTTCCAAAAAGCCTCCTGTGGTTCTGGCAGGGTTCGTGTCTCACAACCGAGGCAACCGGATACACAGAGGAGAGATAATATGACAGCACACCACCATCACTTGCGGAGGTGTGATTGGTACGTTAAAACTGTAGAGCTTATCGTGTGTCAAGAAATGGTTGGCAGACTCCATTATTCTGGTGGAGGCTCCAATACAGCCACATATAGGCATGGTCTTTTTAGAAATGGAGATGTTAGATGTTACGGAGTAGCTTGGTGGATTCCGCCTACTAAGACAGCAGCCAATGCCACATACCCTGAGAATTGGAGGGGAGTGTTGGCTTTAACTAGGCTTGCCATAGAGCCAGAGGTGCCTACTAACGGGGCGTCCTTCTTACTGGGTAGGAGCATGAAACTGATTGATAGGGTCAAATGGCCCTGCCTAGTGACATATGCAGACGAGATGCAGGGGCACACTGGTAGAATATACAAGGCGACCAACTGGGAGTATCTAGGTAAGACTGCCAAAGAAGCTACTTGGTTCCTGGATGGAAGGATGGTGGCAAGAAAGGCAGGACCGAAAACAAGGACTAAGGGAGAAATGGAAGCCATGGGGGCAGAGATGGTTGGCCGCTTTTCTAAACACAAATTTCGTCACATTTACAGCCCTTAACACAAGCAGAATATGCTCTAGTCATTTCCCAATGACCAACACCGCTTTGTCTTTCTTCACCTTGAACACGTCCGGACCCAGCAATTCCCTGATATGGTCCAGGACCTCACCATTCAAGGCATCATTCACATTCCTGGAGAACCCCTTGAATCCCTTCTCGTTGGAGAAAAAGTCTGTGGACGGGGCTGGTCCGGAAGACTTTCTAACGATCATCGGCTCAGGCATCCCCAATTCCCTTGCCCTCTTGTTATCAGCCAATCCCCTCTCAAAAGCAGCCCGAGTCAAGTGCTGTGTTTGGGCGTATCTCTCTGGTGTGTAGCCAGACGGTAGCCTGGGATCATCCTTGGAGTCCCTAAACCAGACCAGGAACTTACCCCCCTTCGGATAGACCCGGCCATGGCCATCATGCAGATACACAGCCCAGTAATGGGGTATGTACACCCCTCCTGACGTGGGCGTGTCCTCCCGGAAAAACACTGCCTGTTTCAGTGTCTTGGATGGAATGACCTTACGCGCACGGAAGACACCCATCCTTCCGATCTGTCTCAGCAGGCCTGTCAGAAATTGGTCTGATACCACAGCCATCAGTCCTTAGCCCCTGTATTGAGGTCACGGCCTTCTGCGTTGGCTTCAGGCAAGGACTGCCTCATCCCGCCCACGGTATTCAAGATGTTCATGTTGATCTCGTCCATGATGGTCCGGAAGACAATCACATCACCAGAGATTCCGATACTGGGGTCTTGGCAAATGGTGTTCTTCAGGATCTGGCAAATCAACCTTTGAGCAGGTCGGATCTTCAGCAACTGGAAAGATGTCAATGCATTCGGCAACTCGTTGTTAGCCCCGAGTTTTCCAGGAATCTGGATACCTGCCAGGAGGGGAGGGACTTGATGGGCTGTCACTATGTTGAGTGCCAAGGTATTTGTGTTGTTCTCAAAAGTGTCACCATCCCCCTTCCCCTCCATGGCTAACTTGTCTACCTTCATTGTGATGTCTGGATTAGGAATATTCAACGCAACTGACTTTTGTGTATTGCCTCTGCCGATGTTGGCCTGCAGTGCTGTTTCCAGTTTCTTCCAAGTATCATTGTCTAAAACCCCACCAGTGACTGTAACCAACAGTTCAGGCACCCCTCGATTGTTGTAAAAATCGTACTTGTATTGCTTCAGGCATTGGGAAAGTTCGATAGACGCCAAAGCACTCAACCAGTCAGGGAACCCATAGTACTTGTTTAGAGACGATGGTTTCCTGAAATGGACTACTTCAGATACCTTGTCCTGATCTCCTCCCAATTTCTTTACCTTGAATCGTTCCAAATCACCATACCTGGCGAAGTGCTTGTCATTGCCATTGCCAGAGGATACCACATAATGAAAATTGCCATCTTCGTCATCTATATGGACACGACAGGTACTGGCAGGAATATGGAACAGCCCTGTGATGATACCCTTTGGCTCATACCCCAGTCGCACTACCTCCATATAGCCATTGGCTACTTCCCAAAAGTCCTCTCCAATGTCCCAGAGCGTGGTGGCGAAAGATACATCACACAAAGGGTCCAGGATCAGGTCCACTACTGAATCCTTCTCCCTGGCCTTGATTTGCCCAGTCAACTCATCCACATACTCTTCCCGACTATCCGCAAAACCCAATCCTACCGTGGCCGATGTCTTGGTCTGGATACAGGATGCATGGTGCTCGTTGGAGATACGGAAAGCAGCGGCCTTCACCATGTCTATTGGCTGATCTACATCCCCGACATTCTCTGTTTGATTGGTGCTTGTGTTGATGCCCTTGTTCATCAAGATATCCAGGATGTTGCCCGTCTCACTCTTGATCATAGGAAAAGACAAAGGCATCGACTTATTCACAGAAATCACCTTAGATTCGGACACTTCTAACTCCATGATCCCATCCTTTGTATACATATATAATAATAGAAAGTTTTCTCTTTACGTACGCCTTGATACTACTGTATTTTCAGAAAAGTACAAGATTTATATTTTATTACAGAGGCCCTGTAAAATGAGAAAAAGGCGCATTAAGAAGGCAAGAGTACATTTCATATCCCTTGTCCCCAAGGGAGCCAACCAACTGCCCACACTCTATAAAGAGAATGGCAAGGATCACTTCAACCTCACTCTCCTTACCAAAAAAGGCAAAGAAGAGGGCGAACTACTGGCAGTTGTCTATGCACCTGAGATCCGAGACAGTCAGGGGGATATAGCTTCTCAGGAAGTCATCAAAGAAATGATGTACGAGTCTTCCAGGGAAGGTGTGCAGATAGACATCCAACACAACGGCAAGGCCGTTTCCAAGGAGGATGCCTTTGTGGCCGAGAGTTTCGAGATCCAGAAGACAGATTCTCGCTTCCATGGCATGACTACCTATGATGGGACCCCTGTGGATGTTACTGGGGGCTGGGGTGTAGTACTCAAAATAGACAATGAAGACCTCAGACAACAGTACAGAGACGGTAAATGGCAAGGGGTAAGTCTCGGTGGGGTGGCAGAGGTAGAAGAAACCGCCAAGGAAGATACCTGGCTGGTACGTACACTTGAAAAACTATTAAGTCCCCTTGTGAAAGAAAAGGAAACTGAAATGGACGAAACAAAACTCGCCGAACTGATGAAGCAAAACAATGTGGCTCTCGTCAAGACACTGACCGAGTCACTGGCCCCTGTCATCAAGGCCTTGGCTCCTGAAGTCCTCGAAAAGGACGACAAGGGCAACTCCTACAAACGTGGAGAAGATGGTGTTCTGGTACTGGTAAAGGCCGCAGACAAGAAGAAGGAGGAAACTCCTCTGACCAAGGCCGAAGAGCTTCGTAAGAAAGCCAAAGAGGCCAAAAAGGCTGCTGTCCTGGAAGGACTGGACGAGAACGATCCGGAAGCCCTAGAGAAGGCGGCTGCTGCTATTGAGGCTATCGAGAACGAAAAGCCCAAGAGCAACCAAACTGCGACTCGCAAAACTGACAACACAGATCCGGACTTCGACGAAGACGTGGTCAAGTCGATGGTGAAGTGCCTGGCATAATGTAGCGTCCGGGAACCGTAACTGACATATACACACTGAATTAAGGAAAACAAACCATGGCGTATACAGCAAATGCACTGCTGAACTCGGATACTGGACCTGATCCGTTTCTCCGAGTAGAAGCAACATCAATCATGCCAAAAACTTTCGCTATCGGATCGGGGACTTTGGCCCCTCTTACACCGGTAGCCTACAACACATCAACCAACCAGTGGGTAGCCTGGGGACAAGGCACTTCTTCCGAGGTCATCTCTATTACGGCTGCGTCTACTACCGCCACAGACGGTACATTTACGCTCACCCTGGATGGAGAAGAGACCGGCGATATCGACCACGATGCCATCGCTTCCGCTATCAAAACAGCCATCATCGCCCTGGACGATTTCACCACGAGCGATGTTACTGTTCAGACATTCGGCAGCGGCCTTGGCACCAATAGTGGTGGTGTGTATATCTACTTCCTGTCCAAGAACCCGGCAGTGTCCATCACGACTTCGTCTTTGACCGGAAACGCCCACACACTGGCAGTCCTGGCCACAGACGCCAGTGAGATCAGCACGATCACGGCCAATGCCACTACTGCGACAGACGGGACTTTCACCATCACGGTGAACGGTGAAACCACTTCAGCACTCGCGCATGATGCTGTTGCAGCCACCATTGAGGCTGCCCTGATCGTGCTTGGCGGCATCAACGCTGCTGACGTGGATGTGGTAGACTTTGGTGGCGGTCTGGCTGCCAATAGCGGCGGCTGTACGATCATCTTCAAGGGTGCTCTGGCTGAGACCAGTGTAGATGTGTCTGTGACTCTGAGCCTGACAGGTAACGTCCATGTTCTGGCTACCATGATCGCAGGTGCTGCGATCAACGGTGCCAGCGACATCAAGGGCTTTATCTGGCCTGATTCTGTGACTCTGTCGGCAACTGGCGAAGTTATCGCCAATGTGCTGATGTCAGGCAAGATCCACTATGACGACATCCCGCTCGTTAGTGGCCAATACGTCAACGATCTCAAAGAGGCCCTTCGGACCCAATGCAGGGCTTTGGGCATCATCGTTCAAGGGCTGGATCAGGTTCGATAACCTGGGCCAGTGGCTTGTAACCAAATAACAACCTAATTCATAAGGAAACACATCATGGTGCCTATTGCAGAACTCAAATGGAGGAACATGACAGGAGTGGTAAACGAGATCCAATCTCCGAACACCTTCTTGTCCAGGTTCCTTTATCCCCCGTCAACATACGAAACACTGACCACAGAGAACATTGAGGTGTCTACTCTTGTGGGAGAACGTGTCATGGCTCCGTTCGTTCGCAAGAACGGTGAAGCTATCATGGTTGGTGGAACCACCAGCAAGTCCGTTGTGGTGGAAGCTCCCAACATCCGAATCAAACGTCCTTTCACGGCATCCAACCTGATGTTCAACCGGACGCCTGGGTCAGCCATCGTCTTGGGTCCTGGACAAAGCCAACGTGCTGAAGTTCAGAAGGCTATCGCCAGAGACCTCCAGTACATGGCCGACCAAGTCTCCAATGCTGAAGAATGGATGATCTCTCAGTCCCTGACTGGATCTATCACCTACTCGTCTGCTGACGAAGAGGTCTACACCATCACCTATCCAAGATTGGCTGCGCATTCGTTTACTCTTTCCATTCTGTGGAGTGTGGCTGATGCCACGGTCCTCCTGTACAATGACTGTGTCAAACCAGTCCAGCGGCTGCTCTCTCAAGCAGATGCAGGCGGTGCCACAGACGTTATCCTTGGAGAGGGCGCATCTGACGCCTTCACTAAACTGGTAGAAATGGGCTTGATCAAGCCCCTGGAACTTCGGAACGTGGACGCAGGTACTGTGACCATGGCTGAAAGTTTCAGACAAGACGGTGTCCTGTATCTCGGTAGAGTACATGGCCTGGACTGGTGGGAATACTCCAGAACTGTCAAAGATCAGGATGGTACTGAAACGGCCTTGATCCGCTCGGAATATGCAGAGTTCGTCAACCGCAACGCAGGTATGGCTGCCAGGAAGATGTACTACGGTGCTATTCCTGACATGGATGCGTTTGCTGCCAGTCCCCAGGGGCTGGGACAGATGAGACGATTCGCCAAATCCTGGAAGATCAGTGATCCTTCCAGTATGATGAGCCTGATCCATAGTCGCCCGTTGCCCGTGCCCATGAAGCCGAATGCGTCAGTCTCTGTGAAGGTGATCTAACAATCGCCTTGTGGGTTTCTATGGGAGGCAGGTCCTGCCTAGCCTGCCTCCCTGTTTTTTTTAGGCACGACCCTATACAGAGAGGACATGAAATGGCAAAATACCTCGTAAAAATGACGATCAGGCACAGTGGAGTCTTCATCCCTGTTGGGTATGTGATCGACAGCACATCAGAGACGATCCAAATAGGTAAAGTAACTGTGCAGAACATCCCCACATCCAGGCTACAGGAAATGGAGAAAGATGGGACACTGCAAAAGACCAAGATCTCGCAACCCCTTTCTCCTATCATTCCCCCTGCGCCTAAGGTTTCTGTGGAGACCAAGAAGGAAAATAAACCGGATAAGAGCAGAGTTACAGGCCAGATCAAACAGCCGAAATCTGTCTGGACCGTTGACAAGGATAAACTTGAAGGACTGTCACTGCAAGAACTGAATGACATGGTCTTGGAACGAGACAAAGACAGAGTGCCGTTTACTCAGTCGCAAGATGCAATTGACCTATTGACGATGGATGCTCAATAATGGCTACCGCCCCTTTATTTGTATCTAGTATGACGGTCCTCAAGGCTGCTCTACGACTGTCAGGGACTGCGTCCACTGACTCCCTGGCCATCCTGGATAGGGCCGTAGAAAAGGCCAGAGTCGGATTCTATGATGCCCTAGGCGCATCCAGGGTCAGCACAATCGTAGCGATGACGTATTCAGAGAACCCGACCACTACCAACGGCATCACCAGGGCCAAAGCCAATCAGACCGAGGTATCGTGGGTGCGGATGCTTCTCCTCCAAGAACTGCCCAGCATGTTCGTTGATGGTGGAGGGCAGGTGGGCCAGACATGGAACGAAGAGGGACTGACCAGGGATGCATCGGCTTTTGATACAGAGACACAAATCACCAGGCTAAAGAACGAGATAGATGGTGCCCTGCAAGAACTCAGCACATCCCAGGATAGCCCGAAGATGAAGATTAAAACAATCGGACCCAGCACATCTCCCAATTATGTGGGGATGTCATTATACACATAGAAGATATTGGCCGCTTAGCCGCGATGTAATGTAAGTCAATCGGAGAACTGGTATGAATTATATAGGTGACTACACCCTAGGCAATACAGTACGCATCACATTCACGACCAATAACGTCAACGGTGCGGCTGTCGCCCCTTCATCTGCGTTTGAGGCGGCTGACGTTAAAGTGTACAAGGACAACGCAGCTTTTACGCCCAGCGGCATAACTATGACAAGCCCCCTTGACTCAGTTGTAGGCCTCCATGCTGTAGACATCGACACGTCCAACAATGACGGTGATGACTGGGCTGCTGGCTCTGACTACCAAGTCATTCTCGCCCCAGACGAAACCATAGACAGTCAAGTGATTGTTTCTGTCATCGGGTCCTTCTCTCTTCAAAATCGGTATATGAGAGGCACTGACGGAGCCAACACAGTAGTCCCGGATGCGGCTGGAACTGCTGCTGGTCTTCATGCTACCACTGATGGTCTGATTACGACTATAGACACTGTCGTAGACACCATTGCCGTTGATGTCGCTGGACTAGATGGAGAAGCTATGAGAGGCACTGACGGAGCCAACACCACAGTCCCGGATGCGGCTGGAACCGCTGCTGGTCTTCATGCTACTACTGATGGTCTGATTACGACTATAGACACTGTCGTAGACACCATTGCCGTTGATGCAGAAGAATTAGCCATAGCTGTAGCCCTTAATGGAAGGTCAAAGATAATGCTATCCAAATACTTTAGATTTAGAATACTGAACTCTACAGACCAGACACTTGCGTATGACGATGGGGCACGCATCTCAGTAGAGTATTATGGTTGGCTCATACGAAGCGGAGTTCTGACTTACCAAGCTGATACAACAGAAGACACCAGCTTCCTTAAAGCAGGAGGTACGATAGTTGCTTCAGCTCAAGCAGAAGGAGCAGTGTACAGCAACATCAGTTCTAAATACGAGGGACTAAAAGGTGCCTTAACAGTCACAGCAGACGTTACCAGCACGGATGGCAATATCTACTTGTACATGGAAGAGTCACTTGACAACGTCACATGGCCATCAGATCAGGCAGACTTCGACATAACTGACCTAATCTTGGTATGCGACCTTCCGATGAGTACGGATGCCGAAGATGAGACACGAACTAAGCAGTTCAGGGTAAACTAATGGTAATTGCTCGCACCAAAATCAATGATGGTTTGGTAAATAGGGGTTTGATCAACACTACCGCACGCGGTGCGATCATGTCCTTCGAGGCCACCCTCTCAGGCTACATCAACCTAGCAATCGCCCACGAGGGCACCTGTGACGTTTATGCTGACGGTGTGCTGCTGGGCTCTGTCGATCCGTTGGGTGCTGAAAGAGTGGCAAATGGAACATTTGACTCTGCAACAAATGGATGGACAGCAGTAAACTCCATATTATCTGTGGCTAGTGGGCAGTTGAACGTTGCCGATAATGGCAGTTATTCCGTAGGATACCAAGGCATCTCAGTTGAAAATGGCAGATATAGATTAACCTATACGGCTGTCAGTATCACTGGAGGCACGTTTGTCGTGGGGTATGGAACGACGGTTCCTGATGGGGCTACAATGTATGCTGATAATATTGTGTTAGCTATTGGAACGCCCAATACGTATGCATCCAATATCTCTTTGCCGACCGGGATAACGAATATATCATTGGGCAGTACATCCACATTTGCGGCTATGTATGATAACGTATCGTTGCAGAAGTTATATGGTATAACCTCCGTCTACGCCACAAGAGGCCAGCGAGTCGATCTGGTCTTTAGCAATCCCGAAACTGTCACCTATATCAACATGGATGGTGCCCGCCTCCGTGGGGACGTGAGCCAGTTCTCGCAGTTCAGCAATCTCCAGGAATTGACGCTTCCGAATATGGACCCCACGGACCATATTGTGGATACGGAGTTGGTTGTTGACGGAGCTTTCCCCGCAGCCCTGACCAATTGGACTGCGGTTGAGACAGGCGGTACTGTCTCGGTTTCAGGTGGAGTAATCACTGTAGCGAGAACGAACGGTGCGACAAGTGCCGGCCAAACAATTCTTACAAAAGGTTCTGTCTATACAGCACAGATCCACGTCACAGCGACATCAGGAACGGTTCAGATTCAAGATAACGATGGGGCTGTCATTAAATCAATCACTGCCGTTGGAACGCAGGACGTCACATTCTTCTCACAAGCGGCAACTGGGCAGATCAATGTTGTGGCAGTAAGTGATGGAGCGTCAGTATCATTCAATGTGTTCTCCGTCAAGGCCATCACCAATGAAGTCGCTAACGGCGGGTTTGATGCGTGGACTGGTGTGCCGACCGCAGATACACCTACGGGGTGGACAGTTAGTGGAGATGATCCAGCGTACTATATCACGCAGAGCGTTGCTGGTGGACAGGCTAGACTTGTTACAGATGGAACATATATATACTTAATTACGAGTCCAGCGTCTTCTGTTGTTGTAGGTACTCAATATAGATTTTCGATTTCAGTGCCTACTGTTACTTCTGGAACTCTGAAAGTCCAGGGAACGGCTGTTTATAGAAATATAGCATCCTCTGGGAATTATCAGTTCTATTTCACCGCAGATGCGACATCTTGGGTGTTGGGTAGGGCATCCGTTGGGGTAGCTAATGATATCACATTTGACAACGTCCTCCTACTCCCCTGGCCCACAACAAACATCGGCACTTACGCTTCTCTGCCCACGTCATTGACGACTCTGAACATCAATGGAGCCAGCAATCTGGCCTGGACCACAGGAGCACTCAATGCCCACACGCTGCTGACCACGATCACAATTGATGGTGCGAACTTGACTGTGGACGAGATCAACAGCTTCTTCGCGTCCCTTGTGATTAATGAGGCGGCTGGATCGGCAGCGAGGGATTGCACCGTGACATTGACAAATGTGCCCAGACCGACAGGCCAAGGCTTGACAGACGCAACCACAACATTGCCAGGTAAGGGATGGACGGTCAGTATTCCAGCGAGTTAATTATGGATATAAAAGCATATTACATCATTGATACGCGTGGCAACATGATGTCTGTCTACGCACCTAGTCCAGGTGACGCGGAACTGATAGAGTCATGTATCGCTATGTATGCGGCCCACGTTGACCCAGAAGACAAAGACAGTGCCATCGACACCGTCTTGAACCCTGTATGGGAGTCCACGGACCCCGATACCGGTGCAGTGACCTCTGGGGGCGATGGTCAAGCATATGTGCGGCTGACCAAGGACATTGACATGGCGGAGCTTCGAAGAGAATCGTTGCAGGTTGACGAAGTGAATGAGGTGGCATAACAATACCATGAGCACCAACACACAAAGGACACGTACTCAAAACTACCTCATAGGAAAGGCTAGGGCTTTCTCCTTTCCGGTGATCTCGTATAGTCCTAGCACCGGACTGGCCTCTCATAACGACACACACACAAACCCGGCCTCTGTACGATGCAATGAAACAGGAAGTAACTACGAACGAGATCAAAAACAAACCAGGTCATTGTCTTATACCATGACCAGGTCTTTATCTCTCGTAATCGCATTCAACCAAGAGGTAGATCCTGACCCTTTTGTGCTTGACCTTTTGCTGAATCCAGTTACACTACCAGAAGATACCTCCTTGGATTTATCAAGGGTGTTTCTTAAATTAATTAAAAGTGACGTAGAACACCCGCCTGCCCAATCATCGACAAACGGGACTATCGCCACCCTCTTGTTTGAAACGTCAGAGTACCTAACCAAATAACAAGGAGACACACAAATGTCAAATGGACCAAACACAACAGGCCTGCCCAACACTGCAGACTACAATCTGGGAAGAGGTATCCTGTACTTTCAACCCACAGGTACTTCTGCATGGAGAGACCTGGGAAACTGCACAGCGTACACGATCAGTACCACAAGTGAAACACTGCAACACTTCAGTTCTCGATCAGGTCTGAAAACTCTGGACAAAGAAGTGACTCTCTCCAGAACAACCACGTCCTCGTTCACCCTCGACGAACTGAACGACGAGAACCTGAGCTTGTTCTTCTCCGGTGGAAAGGCATCTCACACCAACGTGGCTGTTGCAGGATTCACTATCTTCTCAATGATCCCTGCAGATGACCTGGAATTGGGCAGGTGGTATGATATCGTTAACGCTTCAGGTGAGAGGGCCTATGATGTGGACACAACGGACCTAGCCCTGGCCACGTCAAATGTATCCCCTGTGTCATTGGTAGCAGGCACTGACTATACCCTGGATTCTGAGATGGGTCGTGTCTTCATCCTGTCAACGTCAACCAAAGTAGCCACGGCTATTTCTGGAGACGAAGCTATAACCGCTGTATTGACAGCAGAAGCCACCGCGTCCGATGTCCACGAAGTTCAGGTCCTGACCGCATCCGCTGTCCAAGGCAAGCTCAAGTTCATCGCCAACAACCCTGCTAATGATGGTGCCAAGAGAGAGTACACCTCTCATTCTGTCAACCTAAAGGCTGACGGAGACCTGGCCCTGATTGGTGAAGAGTACACGAACCTCGGATTCACCTGCGCCCTGGAGGCAGATGCCACAGCAGATTCGGCATCCCCGACCATGACGATTAGGACGGTTGATCCAGCAGCCGCAGCATAAACAGGCAATTGATTGAATCGTTAGGCACGCCCTGTAACGGGGCGTGCCTTTATTAAACCCACACACAGGAGATTAGAAGAATGAGTTGGCAAGAAAAATTACATTACATCAGTCACAGAGCATCCATTGAGCATGTCGTCAATGGACAGACCCTGAACTTCTATCCTATCAGCGTTGGATACCTGTTTAAGCTCAAGTCCTTGGCATCCCCATTGTCCAAAGCTATCATGACCCTTCTCACGAATACTTCCAAGGACGTGGTGGAGCAGACCCACCAGGAACTGGATGAGAACGAGAAGATCAGAATGGCAGAGGTCAGCCGATCAGCCATAGACCCAGAACTTGCTACCATGAGGTTGACCGAGAAACAAGTAGCCATCACAGAGTTTGTGGAAACTATCCTGTCAGACGATACCTACACCCTACTGGCTAATATGTTGATGGACAGTCTCAAGGAAGTATTTCCTCCAAAAGATCCTAACAACCCACCTGTCAAAGAGTTTCAAAACACACTAACTTCGGATGTTATTGGAGACTTTGCTATTGGGCTATACAAAGCCAATAAAGGTATCTTCGACCCTTTCGTCAAGAGCCTACCCAAAGACGTGGTAGACGGAGTAAAGGCACAAGTAAAAGGAAAGCTGGGCCAGTCCGAGAATTAGACTCCTGGACTGAACTTCAGGACAGGGCTGTGTCCCTCGTAGAAAGGGGTCACGATCCTGACTACATACTGTGCCTGGATGTTAAATCGTTCGGGGCCTTGTATCGAAGCAGTGAAAGACTCAAGGCACAAGAGACATTGAACCAGTTCAGTGCCGCGCAGATGGCTCAAGGATGCGATGCTAAGATAGTGAACGAATGGATAAAGATACAGCAAGATTTGACAGTCTTTGATGGCGAGTTTGCTGAACCCGTAGATGACCAAGACGCTTTCCTGGAAACATTCGGAAGTGGCTTGTAAGGAGATATGCTGTGACAGTTGATAGAGGTGGTCTAAATTACGGCATCGAAGTAAAGGACAACTTCACAGCCCCCTTACAGGCATTCAAAACACAATTAGCATCTGCCCAACAAACTTGGGACTCCTTCAAAGCATCTACCTCCACCAGCGTCAAGCCAGTTGATGCGGCTGCTATACAAGGACTGAAGGATCAGAAAAAAGGACTCCAAGACTTAACTACCCAGTACGCATCTCTCAACAAGGCCAAAGCCAATACAGCCAAAGCTACAGAGGCACTAGGCAGGAAGCAAACACAACACGCCAGAACTGTCAAGTCAACTACTTCAGCGATGAACGGACAAGCCTCAGCAGCCAATAGGCTGTCCTTCTCCTTCCGTAGATTGTTCGGTATCCTGGCAGCATTTACCGCTGCGCGTAAGGTCGTACAGATCTTCTCTGAGATGATCAAGGGATCTGTCGAGTTCAACAAGAGCATTGAGCGAATGACCCTGGGCATCGCCTCCCTCTATACTGCTGTGGCTGATGTCCGGGACGCTCAAGGCAATCAACTCGATATCGCCCAGAAGCTCCCTGCTGCTATCGAAGCATCCCGCAAGGATATGCAAAAGCTCAGAAAGGATGCCCTCCTCACTAGTGCTACTTTCGAGCAATTGGTTGACACTTATCAAGTGGCCCTGGCCCCAGGGCTCAAGGCCGGGCTCGGCGTGGATCAGATACGCACCTTCGCACTCAGGATTTCACAGGCCGCTGAGGCCCTCTCCGTGCCCCAGAGACAGCTATCTGAAGAGATCAGGTCCATCCTATCAGGCACCATCAAGCCGCAGAATACCCGTATCGCTGTGGCTCTTGACATCACGAGCGAAGACATCAGAACAGCCAAAGAGATGGGGACCCTCGCAGATCTCCTCACCAAGAAATTCCAAGCTTTCGGGGAAGCCGGAAAGCTCATTGGACAGACCTTCTCAGTGATCGTGACCCGTACCAAGGACGCTGTAAAGATCGTATCCGGGGAAGGGTTCATAGGCCTGTTTGATGAACTGAAAAAGTCCCTGCAAGGTGTATTTGACACTCTCGTGGAGATTGACGATCTGTCCGGGGTCCCGGTCATAAACCCAAACGCTGTGATCGTCCTCCGGGCGATGTCAGATCAACTTCAACAGATAGTCAGATTGGCCAAAGAGACTATCTTATCTCTGGACTTCAGGATACTTGAAGGAGCAGCACATGCCTTGGGCGTGACCTTGAAAGTCGTAGGGGCCTTGGTCATTGGAGTGGTCCAAGGATTCTTGACAGTCATAGGACTGATCGACATCATACTCCAAAAGCTGGATAAACTCGCAGGAGGGAAACTTTTCGCCATATTCGACGCCAAGGAAATAGCCATTGCAGCTGCCTTGGTGACGGGTATCTTGACCACCCTGAAATTGTTCTCCGGCCCGTTGCTGGCTATCAAATCGGCCTTCTTGTCCACCAACGTATCCATACTGACATTGGCGGGCTCGTTGGCTGCTGTCTATCTCTTGATTCAGAAAATTACCAAGATATCCTCTGGAGAGAATCTAACTCTGTCCGGCATGATACGTCTAGTGAAAGATACCGCAGTACCAGCAGCCAAAATAAAAGCACTTGAGATAGAGATTGGTGGGCTGAAACAAGAGCTAGACGCCTTACAAAATAAAAACACTTCCAAGTACAATCCACTTGGCCTATCCTTCATAGAGGAAGCAGGGAAAAAAGAAAAGGAAGCTACCAACAAAAGAATACAGGTTCTTTTAGAGGCAATAGACAACTACAATAAACAAAAAGATCTCCTATACAAACAAATATCCGAGGACTCTCCTCCTGGCGGCAAACTGGCTCCTGACGATAACGTATTCAATGACATCTCTAAGTCTGTGGCAGATCTCCTTGACAAGATAGTTTCCATCAAGCTTCCCACAGATGAATTCGGCAAGAGCATGGAAGACACAGGAGTACTTGTCACGAGGATGACAAAATCCTTAGCGGATGCCGCAGGCCTTGTCTATGATCTCAACGAAGAGTTGCGTAAGAGCAAACAAGCCTTTGAAGACAGTAAGGGACTGCTCGGACTTACTGGCAGCATCCTGGAACAGAACAAACTCCGTATTACAGCTTCAAATACCCTGTACGAAAAATCCAAAGAACTCCAAACCGAGATCACAAATCTTGAATCCACGAAGACTGGCTTGTTATTGCAGCAGGCCAGGGCAGAAGAGAAGATAGGGAACCTTCAAGCCGAACGGATGAATAGCAACGATTCCAAAAAACTTGAAATAGACAAGGAAATAGCGGCACTTCAAAAAGAACAACAAGAGAGACAAGCCCTACTGAAAGTAATTGGTGAGGGTGAAGTCAGCGTCAAGAAGGACCTGCTCCGACTCGAAGAACTCATCAACTCAGCAATGCAAGAGCGTCTCCGCATTCAACAGAACGAGAACACCCGGCAACTCGGCTTGGAGTCACGTAGACTGGAAATAGACTTGCTCAAGGCTAAGCAAGACCTGCTCCTGAAAAATGCGAATCAGCAAACACGAGATCTGAAGATAGCTACAGATAATGTGGATATCTTGGTGAGACAAAAACAACTTGCAGAAGAAAAACGAAAAGTTGAAGAAGAGGCATACAGGGCAGAAGTAGCCAGAGCAACCGCCTCTGGTAATGCAGAAAATAAAGCAGCAGCAGAGAACCAACTCAATGCAGTTTTGCAACGGAATAATAAAGAACGAGAGATAGAAAATGAGCATTTAAAAGAAGCTAACTATCTGCTTGATGAACAAATTAAGAAAGAACAACAACCTATATACTTCGGTGCCCTAGAAGGGCTTCGGCAATTCGTGAAAGAAGCACCAACTCTCTTTGAGATAGTATCCCAGAACCTCACAAGCATGCTACAACAAGTGTCTCAAGGAGTGGCTGACATTATTGTCGATTCCTTCGACCCAACGAACAATACGTCCATTGCCCAAGCCGTAGGCAATTTGTTGAAGGTCTTAGCCAAGCAGATTCTAAGTCAAATAATATCTTACTTCATCGCCCAACTACTCATAGTAATTTTAGGATTGGACACGGGGGCCGCAGGACTTACCATAGCTGCTGCTTCTCTTGTGACATCTTCAATCACTCTCAAACTTGCATCCAAAAGTCTGGGCCTTGCCGCTGCTGCCCTTGGAGCAGTCACACTTAACCCATCGGCTGTGGCTCTTGGTACAGCCGCCGCTGTAGCCAACACAGGCGGCAGCGTCAGTGCCCTCGACGCTATTTTCAAGAACGCAAGAGGCTATTCCTTGGGCGGTATCCCCAACAAGCCTTCTCCTATCCGTCCGAAAGGACTGCACCCGTCCGACACCGTGCCCATCTGGGCCGATCCCAAAGAATGGATTATCCGGGCCGCGTCCGTGCGTAAATACGGACATCACGTACTGTCTGCCCTTAATCAAGGCCTCATAGACCCTGCCTCCCTGAGAGCACTTGCCACGGGGCACAGGTATACGCCTCCTAGACGCCACGGGACAGGATTCGCTGAAGGTGGGTCCGTTGCCGGGGCCAGGGGCTCCCGCAGCACACAGGGCCAGTCAGGGGCTTCTCTGGTGGGTGCTGTAATGGTGGCAAATGATGAGACCGCAAAGACTATGCTGGACGGTGGCAGGTATGGTGTGTTAAAATTCATGCGGGAGAACAGATCTCTCATCAAAGGAGAACTGGGCATTGCTTAGCAGCACCGTCATATCTCAGGACACGGCCATAACAAGCCCCACTCAACTCTGGGAGCCTGTGTATATGCCCACCCATAACTGGGACGAGCCCTTTGTCCTGTACAGCAATTGGCAAACCGACATCCAATCAGCCGGATCTGTCAAAGAGAGTCGAGCAGCCAAGACTGACAGACCCTCCCGCGTAGCAGAACCTGTAGCACTCACAGACACTGTAGCCAAAGGAAGACTGGCTTCTATATACATCAGCAGGCTTGGACAGGCCAAAGGCATGTTCCCGCTTCTGTGCGACGAAGTCACCACAACCAACGCAGACGATACTACCTTCTCCGGAGATTTCGCATACCGCAGGTTCTACGCAGGGGGCCGGGCTGCTATCTCAACAGCAGATAACTCCTCCTTTGAGTACGGTGTCATTGCCAGCATATCAGACACGGAATTGTCCCTGACAGAAGCACTCACCGCTTCCTTTCCTGCAGGCTCTAAGATCAGCCCTGTCATGGAAATCTACCTGACCCTGGAAACAGAACTTGAGCCAAAAACAGACAGCGTGATCTCAGTGCCCTTCTCCGTAGAAGAGGTTGTTGGAGGCACCGCAATCCCTGCAAGCTCCGAATCGTACACTGCCTACCCAACACTCCCGGAATACTACGACTGGGGAGATGTCAGAAAAAAACTCTTGACCCAAGGCAATTCAGCAACTCTGAACACGGCAAAATACTTCAACACCTTTAGTGCGTATCCCCTGCAGAGCTACAGCATACCTATGATCTTGGAACGTGACGAGTTCTGGGACATTTGCCAATTATTTGACTCAGTAAAGGGCAAATGCAAAAGTTTTTGGGCTACGTCACCAACAAGCGACTTTACCACAACAGCACTCACAACCGGCTCCATAACAGTCACCTCTGTGGGGCCTGAGAGTGCCTGGGACGAAGTAAAAGCACTGGCCATAGTCAAGACCAACGGCACTGTAGTCATTGGAATAGTTGGCTCCGTGGCACGAGGGGCTGGATTAGATGTAGTGACCCTATCCAACACAATCCCGCCCATTACCTTGGCAGAAATACGTAGAACAAGCCTTGGGGTGTTATCCAGGTTCACGTCAGATGAAATGAAAGAGTCTTGGCTGACTCCCAGCGTAGTTGAAATGACCATGGAAATCACAGAGGCACTTGACATATGACAAACACATTAGATTCCAACACGGCTAAAGCCCAGGCATTCCTTGCTGTCTTTGCCTGGGACATACAAGTAGCAAGGTACACGTCCTATTCCTCGGCACTGACAATATCCAGCATCAGCTACACGTCAGTACCGGAAATGGAAATAGACTTTGACGGATTTCTGGCAAGACCGGAGCCAGATAGGCTCACAATCAAGATACCAAAGACATACTCTCCGGCAGATACTCTCTCAACCGGCAGACCGCATGCCATGGTTCGTTGCCACGTCTACGAAGTCAATCCAGAAGACACCACCTCCATGCGTCTCTTGATGCAAGGAGTAGTGACCGGGATAACCAACGACTCAAACGGCACTTCAGGGATCACAGAAATAACCATCCAAGATGATCTTGTCTTCACAGACATGGCACTAGGCATAGGCTGCGGGACTACTTGTGTCTGGTCCTTTGGGGACGAGAACGACAGTCCTTGTGGGATCGCCCTGGCTCCCTTGAAAGTAAGTGCAGGCATTACATCCATCTCAGGGCTCGTCCTGGAAACATCAGCCACTCCAGCGACTGCAGATTATTACCTCAGAGGTCGGGTGGAGAAGGACGGGGTCAGAATCAACATCCGCAAGGCAGTGGACGGTACTCTCACACTCGTGCAATACCCCCCATCTTCCTGGGAAGTAGGCAACACCATCACACTTGTGCCGGGCTGCGACAAGCAGCTTACAACCTGCCGCACTAAATGGGATAACGAATCTCAGTTTTGTGGTCTGGGACTCAACATGCCAAATTACAATCCAATATTCGAAGGAGGTTCTTGATGACTCCTTTGACCTGGGTGCCCGAATCAATAGAAGTGCATGCAGCCTTGGAGAGCATTTACTCCAGATGGAAGGAAACCCCCTACCGGGAAGGGTTCTCAAAAGAGGGCGTGGGGGTGGATTGTATCCGGTACGTGACTGCTGGGCTGGATCAACTCTACAGAAGGCAACGAATGCCTATACCAAGATTGTGTGCAGATGCCTCCATGCACAACCTCTCTGCTGTCAAAAATCTGGCCCGATTTCTAAGAAAAAACTACCCAACAGAAACAATAAAAGATAACATAATAATGCCCGGAGACATCATATGTGTGAAACGAGGCATTTTAGCAGGACACGCACTCTGGGTAGGAACCCGTAAAAACACGCTTTGGCATGCAATGAAGGGCGTGGGCGTGTGTATGACTGGATCAGGCCTCTTGACAGAGGAGATTTTATTCGTGGAAAGACCGAAAGATAAAGACCTATGGGTTCTCTCTTTGGCATAAAAGCACCTAAGCAAGACTTCGTATTTGACGATATCCCCGCACCCCTTACCACAAGAGGCGGCTACCTCCCACTACTCCAAGGCAAACGAAGAGTGGCACCTGTATTCTGCTGGGCCGGAAACAGGACAGTGAGTCACAGCAAGGTAGATGTAGGTGGTAAGGGAGGAACCACAGCAGGCAGTACTGACGCCAGCACCTACTACGAATCAGGCATGCAAGCCTTGGTAGTAGGTCCGGCCCAAAAGATTTACCGCATCACACAGAACGGTGAGCCAATTCTCGCAACGACGATAGACTCCACAACCTACCCATCGGGCAGCACCATCACATTGGCAGGTGAGGGCAGTTTCAATATCTATTGGGGAGAAATAGACCAGCCCGTAGACAGTGCCTTGGCAACTCTTTCTGGTGTGGCTTCTCGTTGGCCTTACGTATGTTATGTGTTCTGGAACAAGAAAACTTTAGGGGCTTCTGCTACTTGGCCTTCTTTAGAATATGAAGTTGAGGCAGTCAATGACTACTCACCTTCATCCGCTCTATCCGGATTGTCCCTGGAACTCACAGGTGGCATCAATCCACTCCACCTCATAGACAACATACTCACAGCCCCCTACCCCCACGGGTGCGGTGTTGACTACACTCAATTCGACCTCACAACCTTGGCTGGGTTCGACAGTGCCCTGACCGCAGAGGACACTGGATTCTCAACCATCGCAGAGAAAGGCACGAGTGCTCAGAAAGTCATCAACAGCGTCCTCGAAGATCTCGGCATGATGGTAACAAAAAAGGATGGTATTGTGTCCTTCGCATTAATCCGGGAAGACACCCCGTCCTTGGAAATTACCTCGGACATGTGGGTGCGTCCCTTACCTACAGACGAAATCTCCCTGAACACCATCCAACCAACATCAGCAGTGTTCACCTACATGAGTGAAGACCATGCCTATTCTGAGGTAGACATCATCCTAGGCAATGACAGTGCTACCAACATAGGATACCGCAAGCCCGAAGAAGCCTCCTTGGACAACGTAGTCAACGGTACTGTTGCCCAAGTCATCGCAAGCCGCCGAGAGCCTGAAGTGCTGTCGAGCATGCACTCCATCAACCTCAACGTCACGCGAGAAGCCAGAGCCCTGCGTCCTGGGGATCTCGTGACGCTCACAGGCAACACAGTGCCTCTCAGAATCTTTGAAACTCAAATCATAGCAGGCACAGGTAGGGTCAAACACTCAGCATATGCAGACCTCTACAGCACAGCGTCCCCTGTCCTGACTCAGACAGGTCCTTCTCAAGACGTTCCACAGGACGACCCAGACGAAGATACCTTCGCTACCTTCTACGAACTACCTGTGGCGTATGGAAGCACGTCAATTGCCATAGTACCCCTACGCATAAGAGCCAACGCCCAGGTCAAGGGTGCTATTATCTGGCTATCCGCAAATGGCACATCATACACCCAAGTAGGCAATGATTCGGCTACTGTGGCCGGTGGCGTGTTGTTGGAAGCGATATCTGCAGACGATCCATCCATCATAGAGTCAGGCCCCACTTTCACAATAGATGCCGTGGATTCAGACACCATACAAGACCTGTCCAGCAACGAGGCTGGCTGGAGATCCGGCAACCAAATCGCCATTATCAATGACGAGTTGTTTTACTTACGGAATGTGGACGGTATCACATCAACTACTTATCGCCTAGAAGGCTTGATCCGTGGACGAAAAGGATCAGAAAAGCAAGCTCATGAGATCGGAGATACCGTCTACATTCTCTCTCCCTCGGAACTCAAACCAATAGCGAGTCCCTTGCTAATCCCAGGTGCCTCTATCAGTATGAAGGCCCAGCCATACACAGAGGCCAAGTCCGTAGACCTTGCAACTGTGACAGCCCAAACTAAGACAATCCAAGCACTGTATCTGAAACCATCCAAGGTCTTGAACTTCAGGGGCAACCACAGCAACTCCTATGCGTCAGGTGACAAGATCGCCTTCACTTGGGACTATAGAGTGCCTGACGGACAAGGCACGGCTGCAGGGGAACAGTTGGCAGGTGATATCGTGGGATCAGTGCCTGACAGCAAGGGTACCTTCCTCATTACGATCACAGGCGGTAGGACAAAGACACTGGCAGCAGGGACCCGGACCTGGACCTATTACAACTCAGATATCCTTGAAGACTTCACGACCGAACAAGATACCATCACAGCCACAATCTCAGAAATCTACGGTTCCTATCAGTCCACTGCAGTCAGCATCGACATCACAAAAAATACTGAGACAGTGGCGGTTGACACAACCTCTCCGACACCCAACCCCAGCACTTGGTCCAGTGAACCTATAGGGACCTCGTGGTCAACTATCACGATGTCGGCAAACACTGCCACAGACGATAGTGGGGTAGAATACTACTTTGAATGCCTTGAGAATGCTGCCTATGACAGTGGTTGGCAGGATAGTAGGATCTACCTAGCTACAGGCCTCCTGTCCAATACTGTTTACTCCTTCAGGGTCAAGACCAGAGACAAGTCCACAAACCAGAACGAGACCGAGTATTCGTCCACAGTATCAGCAATAACGACTTCCATCAACATCAGTGACTCTCCTACGTTCAGTGACGTGGTATTCAGCCTGGACGGGACGGACACTATATGGTCTGCTGGCACAGTTCTCTATCAAGGATCACTGATAGCGATCCCTGCGTCCCCTGCCCCCATCACAGGCAAGTACGTGTACTGGCATGCTGGAGACACCGCATTCCTGGCCACAGACAGTCTCGTGACATTGTTCGGATCTGGTAATTTCCCGAAAGCTGTCAACACCGGCGCAGCAGTACTGGAAATCAAAGAAGGATTCTCGTTATCTACTGAATCTTTCCTCCCCACAGAAAGTACATCTGGAGCACAGAGCAAAGCAGATAGTGCTCAGTCAGCAGCAGAGGCCACAGCAGCCGCTGACGCCACATCCAAAGCCAACACCGCAGAGACTAATGCCAAGAATTATGCAGACACAAACTTTGTCACTACAGTAACTCACTCCAGTGATGTATCAGACCTCCAATCGCAGATAGATGGGAATATCACGACTTGGTTCTATGATGGAGCTCCTACTTTAATCAATGACCCCGCAGTAGGCTGGACAACCACTGCCCTGAAAGATGCCCACCTAGGAGACCTGTATTACGACAATGTCACAGGATATGCATACAGGTTCAGGGTGGTGACCGGAACATATTCCTGGTTGCAATTGTCTGACTCCGACATAGCAACAGCCCTCTCGGCAGCCAGCACGGCCCAGGACACTGCAGATAGTAAAAGGCGTGTCTTCGTCTCAGAACCAACTACTCCTTATGAGGTCGGGGACTTATGGGATGCGGGTGGCAGTCCAAGGATCATTAAACGATGCTCTACAGAACGACTCACAGGAGCATATAACGCCGCTGATTGGACTTCCATCGCCAACTACATCACCAATACGAACGAAGTAACTGACGGGGCTGCCCTCGGAGAGACCGCAGTATGGTCCAGTGTCAGCGGTGCTGGGAAGCCGGATGATAATGCGGATGTAACTGGAAGCAATACCTCAGCAGATACTAACGCGGTAGGAGGAACGGCATCAGCCACCGTTCTATCCAATATATCCACTGCATTGTCCAATGCCTCCACAGCCATATCAAACGCAGCCACAGCACAGGGCACAGCCGATGGCAAAGTCACCACCTTCGTCCAAACATCTGCCCCAACCGCGGAAGGTACTGGCGATTTATGGATGGATTCAGATGACGGAAACAAATTGTACAGGTGGTCAGGAAGTGCCTGGGCAGTAGTCCAAGACACAGCCATAGGAACAGCTCTGTCCAATGCAGCAACAGCCCAGTCGACTGCCGATGGCAAGATAGTTAGTTTCTACCAAACAACAGCCCCAACGGCAGAGGGAGTTGGAGACTTATGGACTGACACCGATGACAGCAACAAGCTGTACAGATGGTCAGGAAGTGCCTGGGTCTCTGTCCAGGACGGAACGATTGCCACAGCGGCCACCACGGCTACTTGGTCTGGAGTCTCTGGAACAGGAAAGCCTTCCGATAACGCGGATGTGACCGCCTCAAACACCGCAGCGGCCATCACAGGACAAGGTGCTTTGGCCACGCTTAGCACCGTGGCCGCGAATCTAATAGTGGCAGAATCCCTAGCCGCCATACAGGCCGTATTGGGGACGGTTAACTCAGCCTATCTTACCTCCTCCGTGTTGGTAGGTAATATAATAAAATCTGCCGTGTCAGGGCGTAGGCTAGAAATGACCTCAGACGGAATGATTCTACACTCGGATTACGCAGCAGCAGGCACCGTAGGAACCACAGCCAATGGCGGCGATAATATCGTCGTAGGGACCTCGGCCAATGGTGGATCTAACGCGATTGTAGGTACTGGACAGCTCGCGAGAATAAATAATACCAACACAGGCAGGCCCTTTGAGGTGGTGGGTTTGCAAGATTCTATTGCAGATTTCCATTTTTATGATAGGATAACAGACGCATCCGCAGGTACTGTGGGTGATATCACTATGGTAAACGGGGTGCTTCGCAGATGCACCTCCGCAACTCCGACATGGGAAGACGTATGATAATTAGCATAGAACTAACAGAAGAAGAGGCAGCAGAGTTGTTAGATTTGGTGGATATTTACAGCAAAGAGCACCCAAAAGGTCCTGCACTGACTACGCAAATGTGGGCAGAGAACCAACTCAAAGTACCTCTTTCGGAGAGAATAGACCAACAATATGTGGGGCTTATACGTTCCATGAACAGGTCAGAGAAAAAGGCAGTGTTAGGCAACCTGTCTGAGATCAAAACCAAAATCAAAGCTAAGAGAGGGACAGCATAATGGCATTCCCAAGTACATTCAGTGCACTAGTCACGAACCAATCCTGGGAAGACGGGGTTACTATCGTCGAGGCCACGCCTCATAATATTCAATTGGCTGCACATGATGCTTTGGAAGCCAAGGTAGGGGTGGATGGATCTGCTGTTACGACGAGTCTGGATTATAAGGTAGGTGCGGGACATACCCCCCACGCTTATGCTGGAGAAGAGAGTGTTACACTTCCAAATGGCTTAATCATGAAATTCGGAAAAACATCCACACCAACAGGAGATGTGTCTGGAAATCCAACTGTGACAGTAACATATGGCACTGCGTTTCCTGCGGGTGTGTTGTCGGTAAATATAACACCTAAAGGTCCGACTTATCCTGAGAGTTTACGTCACGGAATATCTGCGTCATCGGTGTCAGCGTTCACGATAAACTACTCAGAAAGCCAAGCAGTTGTGCAAAACATGGACGGGTTTTATTGGATTGCCATAGGTTACTAACCTAAATAAAGGAGAAAAGTCATGAAACAGTTAATGAAAGTCCTGGCCTTGAGTTATGCCATGTCAATCTTGTTGTCTATCTCATTAATAGGCTGTACAGTCCCTGAGCAACAGAAGGCCGTACAGAAAGTTGCTGATGTCACAGATCCTAATGGTAAAGTAGTGTCTACAATCAATAAGGTCACAGAAACAGCGGAAAGGGCCAAAGACATAGTGGATGCACTTCCAGTGCCTCAGACCGTAAAAGCCCCTGTGACTGATGCCCTGAATGCAATTGCTATCCTTGGCGCTCTGATCGGAGGTGGGGCTGCGGGTGTGTTTAAAGTAGCCCAGAAAAAGGCCGAAGAGGGCAAGGCCATCGCTACCACATCCCTCAAAGAGACCGTGGCCGGTATCCAGCAAGCCAAGAAAAAACTCGAAGCAGCAGGGCAGCCTAAGACCCTTTTGACCGATGCCCTGGCTGCAGCACAGATATCCAAAACCACCCTTGATCAAGTCAAGGCATTGAAAGCCCAAGTATCATGAGCCAAGAACTACTCAGCCTCTTAGATGTGGTCTCCCAGCAAGCCGCCTGGGAAGCCACCGTGGACACCAACTTTGACACCATCATGGCATTCATCAAGACCTTTGCTATGAGCATTGCCACGCAGGGTGATACAGGCACTGCCAGTGCGATAGAGATCCAATTGGAAGACGCCAACGGTACGCTTGTCTCAGAGCAAGTGGCTATCGCTGTACGGGTCTCTAATGACGGGGCCTTGATCAATTCCACCAACGCCACGATTGCCGCAGGAGGCAGCACCACGCTCGTGGAATGGATAACCACCAACAAGTATGGTATCTTCCTCAGTGATGCAGCCGGGCTGGTGGAGATCGACCTGACAGATGCCACGGTAGAAACTGTGACGGTCAATATCGGCCCAGCCCCGGTGAATCCTACGTTCGGGAATTACCACAATTCTTTAGATGTGACACACGCAGCCCCGTAAGGGCATTCTCTTCTCTCCTTCTTTTCAAGGGAACCCAGGACTCGCTCACCTGGGTTCCTTTTTTCGTTGTACTGCAATCGCTGACGCTCCATGACCCCACGCAGGGTTGACGGCGAGTACTGCAGTCTCAGTGACGAACACGATCTGACACACTAGGCACTCCCTGCGATGCACCGCGCCATGCGGTATCTCGTAAGTATTGGTCACTTTCAAGTTACCACCACATTTTTCACATTTCATCTATTTGCTCCTGTGCCTACCAGATGGGTTCCTGAGTCCCGAGAACTGACTTTGGCTGGGACGAACGGACAATCATAGAACGACTGAATAGTGGCATCTGCCCGGTCAGGGGAATCATTGCCTCTTTTGATGTAATCATCCTTGGATTCTACGATAATCTGTCCTTTTTTGTTATGGAAATATTGCCTGTTTGACAGTTGACTCAAAAGGACCTGGTCCTGGATCAGGTAACAATTCGATTTCCTGACCAATCCCCTCATGTGGAACCATCCCTCGGTGACTTTATTGGCATATTTAGAAGAATACGGTGTCCCATGGTTATGAAACTCATGGACTCGCTTATTCTGCTCATAGAATGAGAATAAAACGCCCTGTCCCATGCCTGTGGCATCCGGAACGTACAGTGTCTGACTATCTGACCACCCCATCTGTTCTTGCTGCTTAAAGGCCATTCTGACGAGTTTTATTGGCTCTGAGTGAGGAAGTATGTCCAGTTTGGTCTGGGCCATGCCCAATCGCCTGGACAGGACATTCTCATCGCCGCCCATACGGGCAAAGTCAAGCCCGAAGGCCCGGACCAACCCGCCGCCGTATTCCGCTGCCTTCTCTGTCCCAATTGCGCGTTGCCGGATAGCGGAATCCATGCATTTAATGACTTCGTCAGAGCCCATGACACAATTCGGGTCCACCAGAGGGAACTCACCGAGGACTCGGATGCGGTAAACGTCCGAATCCCGACCGAATTCCTCTTCCAGGTCCTTGTTTCGTTGCGGATTTACGTGAGGAGACTCTTCCGCATTGAACACCAACTTAAACCACCTGTCATTCATCAAGCCATAGAAACAGTCGAAAAAGGCACAATCCCGCACGTTGGGGTTCCCGATCATCAAGAAAAGAGCATCCCTGTTGGATAAAGTGCCTTTATATTGGGTGATCAAGTCCCTTGGAATACCAGAGGCCTCCTCTGCGATGACTGTCATATTGTCCTGGTGGAACCCTTGGGCTGCCTCTGACCGGGTTGCAGTGGCTGTGAGGATAGTCCATTCAGGATCTTTGGCGATAACTACCCTAGTTTTGGTGATTTTGATGAACCCCTTGATCCATGGTTCCGCTTTTTCCAGATTTCTCCTGGCTTCAGCCAACCACACGTCCTTGCACTGTCTCATAGTCGGAGCCGTGACGATTGTGAGGCTCTTGTAAGACCTGAAAGCTCTCCAAAAAGCGATTATAGTACTCAGGGCCGTATTGTGTACAATAAGATTGTTACAGACAAAATTACCAACACCAGGGACCTCCATATCGTATACAGGCATCTGTCCTATGCTCTTCGTACTTCGCACACGGACCCAATATATGTCATTTTCGGCCAGTTTACGGTACTTGCCCTGGTAATCTGCCAATTCACAAAATGCTTTGAACTTGTCCCTGGACAAGTACGAATAATCACGACCGCGACAGATCTTTCGAATCTTGCCTTTGGTCAACTGCCCAGCTTCTGGTTTCTGTCCCTTCCTACTCGCTACGCCTAAATCAGAAATAATATCCTGCATTTCTTTAATCTGGATAGGGACAATATCTGTGTTAGTGTTCTCAGACTTGCACAGAGCCTTGTTACATGATCTCTGGCACGCAGGCTCTTTACCTAACACCATGCCTATGTTGGCGTAGAAGGTCAGAAGATTGGTGACTCCGGATACAGTCAATCTCCAAGCATCGAATACTTTGCCTTCTTTCTCATATCTGCATGCTTTGTACTTGACCCTGCTTCGTATGCCGAACCTCAATAGTGCTGTCTGGATATCTCGCACCAGCAATTCACTGGCAAGGCAGGTCCCAGGGCCGTCCTTTTCGATATACCCATCGCAGGCCCAGAACCTGTTCAAAAACAATGCCAGTTGTCTATCAGGAAGTCCCATGACTTCCGGAGGTATCCGTTTGTGTTTAGCAAGGCAATCGTTAAGTCCGTGCACCGACGATAACGGGCGCATCCCACTAATGCCGTACTCATTGGCCTTGCTCATGCTCTTCTTCCGGCGAGTAGATCCACCAAGCCGTACTGTAACATCCAGGAACTCGTCTAGTACCTTCCCAGGCATCTGGGTAAAACCACAACTACCTCCAGCAGTACCACCATCAGCGGACATATATGCCAGGAATATGACTTCGTTGTCGGTCATCCGCGACGGAAGAATAGGTGTTTGCAGTCTTCGTGGAGTTGCTACCAGATCACCTTCTTTTAGGAGACATGCAGATTTCCAACCGGCTGGGGTGAACATCGGGTGGTCTGTGCTGAGGCTTATCTTTTGACCAGCATCGGTGGAGATAACCACACAATCCTTCACCCCGGAGGGAAATGCATGAGCAGGGGCCGTTTTGATTTTCTGTGTGACGGTGTCCATGCAGTATACGCTAATGCTACGGCCTGTGCCTGCCAACTCCTCCAGTGTGCATAGCCTACCAGTTACGGCATCCAGGACCTCAGAATCACCCGTCAGGCACTTACCTGGCCCCTGGCCGCTGCGCACCGCTATCCAGTTACTCCCGATGCCGTTTTGGGCTCTTTGGACTGCTTCCAATGCCTGTTTTTGCTGCAAGGATGGTGTGAAATTCATCACTTCACAGAATTTGAAGATGTCGGAGCACAGGTTGTTGTACACTGGCCCGAATTTCTTGGTGAATCTGCCCATTCTTTATTTCATTAACAGTAGGCCTTAATAGAGGCCTACTATACATGCACTCCACTACAGCCCATTCACTATTCCCTGTTGGTCACTGCTGCTTCTTAGAAGACTGAATCGCTTCACATCTGGCCTGTACGTTACCAATCTGCTTGGAGTTATCTACTACTTTATCCAACATGCCCTTGGATATCTCCGCGAACGCTCCTATCTGGACTGACAGGCCATGCAGAGTCTCCTGGATCACGGCCAGCTTCTGGTCTGCGCTGATGACTTTGGCATCGGTCTTCTCTATCCTTTTTTCCAATACCTCTTTCACACCATTGATCCTTGTGTAAAGGTTATCTACATCTTCATTTGACTTATTCCGTACCGAATTCAATTGACTGACCATCCAGGCCCCGAGGCCCAGGAGTCCGGATAATGTTGAAATGACGACTATGATTTCCGGCAAGTGCTCGATCATATATGGTCCCTTCCTAGTTGCTACTCTGTTATATACCCCGCTGGAACCTGTTGGGACTCCACGGACTTCCTCTCTCTGTGGGACCTGTCCTGGGCTATCTTTAAGAACTCCTTCATGGTACTATCACCAGTATCTGCTGTCAAGCCCTGAATAAGGGACTTATTCTTGAGGGATGCTATCTTGGCGCGTGGGTCCAGGGCCTGACCTGCCTGACTGGCCAGCTCATCGAACTGCAGTATCGCTATGGCCTTGGCCTCTTCTGTGTCCTCTGCTGTCATCTCAGTAGCCTTGATCCTGGCCAGTTGAATCAGTTGTCTGGCCTCCTTCTCCTGCATGCGATGCGTTTTACGGAGGTAATCGTAGGTGTCAAACAGCGAACTAACTGCCAACTCCCTGAGGGTGGTGAATATCAACTGGTCCTCAAAGCGAGTGAGCGTCCAGTATGAAGGAAATGCTACCCTGACCAAGGACGGTTCTGTCAGTCCCGCCAGCCCGAAACGATCCTCCCTGACCATACCAGTCATGCCCAATGTCTGCGAAATATACGTCAGCAGCCTGCAGTAATCCACGATGGGCGTGTCCTGACCATCCGGGGCCGGTGGTGTGTTGGGAGGCCACAACGAGGTTGTGGCATACTCACTCGGTGACGCATCTATGAAGGACCTCCTTCGAAGAGTGGTAGGTATCTCTATTTGGTTCTGGATGGTGGTGGGATCTATGTCTGACAGTCTCTCGTCCTCCTGCAGCAGATCCAACCGGTAGGCCAACGCCCTGACCAGTCGGTAGGCTGTTGGGATGCGATACTCCAACAAATCCCCGAGAGTCATAAACATATCCTTGTTTTTCTCCTGGAATAACCTGGCCACCATCAGGTCATAGTCTTCCTTGCAGGTGATATCTATTTCTTCCTCCTGCTCTTGATACCACTCCATACCCGGGAAGAACTGTGCTGCATCAACCTCATCCTGTGAGTTTGGAGACAGATACTGCATCGGGGAATCAAAGACAGGCATAGAGTACGGACCATTCAACAAGAACGGTCGCACCTCAGCAGGGTCGCTAATCTTCTGTGATCCTAATTGCTGCATGTTATAGATGTATACTAAGTGAGGACTGAAATCAAGAAGAAAATGGCCCTGCGTATAAAAAGTTAGTTGTGACTTACTTGTACATAAAAATCCACCACTGGGAAAAAATGGGTCTTGCGTTAAGTCCCGTACCCTACTGTGTCTATTACTTGCATTTTCGGACAATTTTTGGGCTTTGGGAAAAAATGACCTTCGCGATAAGTTCCGTACTGGACAGGACTGAACTACTTGCATTTTCGGACAATTTTTGGGCTTTGGGAAAAAATGGGCCTTGCGTTAATAGATAGGGGAGCGCGTTCACGTAAAAAGACCCTACGTACCCGCTTTGCCCAGAACCTAGTGACACAATGTCACATCACGTAGCGACACTAAACAGGCCATTGTCTATCGTCTATTACTTGCACAATGGGCATGGGGTAGGGCATGGGGTAGGGCATGGGGTAGGGCATGGGGTAGGGCATGGGGTAGGGCATGGGGTAGGGCATGACCAGTGCAGGGCATGGGGTAGGGCATGGGGTAGGGCATGGGGTAGGGCATGACCAGTGCAGGGCATGGGGTAGGGCATGACCAGTGCAGGGCATGGGGTAGGGCATGACCAGTGCAGGGCATGGGGTAGGGCATGACCAGTGCAG